TAATTTGGTTACAAATAATATGCCTTGCTTGGAAAGTATGAAATTTGAATATGTAGATTGTGCAACCCAAAGATGCTACAATGAAGATTTAGATATGAGTATTAATTTCGATCTAGACCGTCCTGGAACAATGGCGACTCAAAGATATCGACTTGGTAAGGAAAGTGACAACGGTACTCGTCCACGTATAAGCATAAATCCAGACGAGATGGCTGATTTTGTATATAGTCAAGAAAATGCATTCAATTATTTCTTTGACTTGCTTTCTGAAAATCCTTCTTATAAGCGTTTTGAGCTTGACTTTGACTCTGGACTACAAAGGGATACTGGAGAAAGATACCCCCTTTGTAGGACTTGGAGACCTACATGCTCAAACTATACAACTACATTTTTAAATAATCCAGATGGCACTCCTAAATGTGTAAAACTTTCAATAGATGAATGGAAAAGAATTTGGACAGGTCAAGGATATACTAATAACGATTGGAGGAATGGTAAACTAAATCAGGCTGGAGGCTTATTAAATATGCCCTTACAGGGAGGAGATAAAGGCAAACATTCTTTGATAGATGTTATGGTTCATGAAATGTTTCATTCTTTAGGTTTTTCGCATAGATATACAGACCATTATTGTCAAACCCCTGTACCTGAAGGAGAGCCATTGTTTAAAAGTGTTGGAGGGATAATGGGTTGTCATTTACATGACAAACAGATACAGACAAGGGATGCCGAAAGGCAAGAAATATTTTTTGATGAAGATGGAAATGAAATAACTAAAGATCTTAATGGCACAACATTTGGTTCACTTCATGATAGTCAAAGTTTCGACCCAAATCAATATCCTTTTGTTGAGTACGATTGCGACAATCAGAGCTTCTTTAAAGAAGACGGCTCAACATCAGGTCTCGGCATGGATGATTATGCTGATATATCAGATACGTTTTTCCCAGATGGCGACCAGTACAATCCTCTTAAATGTGGATGCGAAGATTCATCACTTTTTGATTGCGACGAATAAGTAAAAAGATTATTGTATATATGTGATTACTTTTATTATCGCATACAAAAAAGACTCAGACAGAAGAGAATCAAATTTATTTTTTTTAAAAAAAAAATTAAAAAATTAAATCTGGATTATTTTATTGCAGAACAAAGATATGCAAAAAAAGAAAAGATAATTCAAACTTCGGATGGTTTAGTTTTATATTCAAATCAAGATTTTCAGAAGTCGAAGCTTTATAATATATCTGCAAAAGCCGTCAAAACGAAATATATTTGCTTCCTTGATGCTGATGTAATTCTTGATTTTAATTTTATTTTAGAAAATCTTAACGATCAAGATTTAATTCGGCCTTTTGATAAAGTTATTTATTTATCTGAAGACCAATCCAATAACTATATAAATAAATCTGAACTTCCGCAATCCGATTATTTTGAAGATGACTATTGGGGGAAATATTCTATTTTAATTAAAAAAGATTTATTCAATAAAACTGAAGGTTTTGATGAAAGAATAAAGGGTTGGGGCTGGGAAGATTTGGATTTTGTTCACAATAAACTTAAAAATAGAGAACCTTATGTAATAAAATCAAATGGATATCACCTTTGGCACCCCAAATCAAATAAGCAAATGGAGAGAAAAAATTTTTTCTTTTATAAGGAGAATGCATCTTTTAGAAAAAAATTATCTTTTTGCACATCTATTAAGAATAGAAAATTTCAAATAGAACAGACTTTACAAAAAAATATATCAGATAATATAGAAAATTCAGATGATATAGAATTCACCATTTGCGACTTCAATTCAAACGACAATGTATCAGAGTGGGTTATTAATAATTTTAAAGACCATCTCCAAACAGGCTATTTAAAATTATTTAAAATTTTTGATTTCAGATATTGGCATGCATCAGTAGCTAAAAATACAACTCATTATTTATCAGAGGGAGAGATTTTAGTCAATTTAGATTGTGATAATTTTACAGGGAAAAACGGTGGAAAGTATTTGATAGATCTTTATGAGCAAAATAAATCTATAAATTTTTGCCATCAATGGTGCAGGAAAGATTGGTTCAGTGGAAATTATGGAAGAATATCATTCAGAAGGGATGTTTTTGAATCGCTGGGTGGTTATGATGAAAAATTTTCAGGAATGGGCTATCAGGACACAGATATTTTAAAAAGAGCAGAGATTATGTATCCAGATTCACTAATTAATTTAAGTGAACAGACTTATAATAATTGCTTATTTAACGATAAAGATCTTTCCATAGCTAACCTTGATAAAAAACAAAAAGATAAAGGATTTTTTCGGATCAATAGTGAGAATGAATCTTTATCCATAGCGAATATTAATTCGAATAAACTAACTGCAAACAACGGAGTTTATGGAATTAGATTTGAGGTCAGGTATTTTGATTGTTCTAAAGACAAATTTCATCCTGTTTGCGCTTGACTTAAGTTATTATCAAACTTATAATGTTATGCTTGAAAGCTTCAGCCACAGAAAAAAAACAAATCATTTCAAAAATAATAGATGTGCCAAAATACGAAAAGAGGCTATTCTGGAATATACAATTCAAGTTTTTAAATGATTTATATAAGATATATCCAGATTTCTATTTTTGGAAATTATTGCGATTTAATAAAAAGTTTGAAAGTATGAATTATTTCTTTTGTGAACACGGGAAAGAGATACTTCATAAAAAGTTTATGGAATATTCTTACATAATTCCAGAAAAAGATAAAATTATTATCGGCAAAAAGTGTGGCAAAGATTACATATCAAAGAAAAAACCATCAACAATTAGAGATTTTTTAAATTATGAGTGAAACATTAGATCAAATAAATAAATTCTTAACAGATAAAGATAATGCAAAATATCACTACAATAGCTATAAAGAAGATGATTATAAAATTTCTTCAGGTAGTTTAAATCTTGACCTTGCTCTTGGCGGAGGCTTCCCCTCTGGAGCTCACAGGTTTACAGGAATTAATGAGGGCGGTAAAACTAGTTGTGCATTAACTGTTGCAAAAAATTTCCAAAAACACTTCGATAAAGAGGGTATGATTGTTTATATAAGAAGTGAAGGTAGATTGTCCCCAGAGATCTTAAAAAGATCAGGTATAGATACTAATGAAGAAAAGTTTTTCAGGTTTGATTGTAATATTTTCGAAAAAGTTTTTCAACTAATAAGAACTTTAGTGGAAGATAACAAAGAAAATAAAAAGTATTTATTTATAATTGATAGTGTTGATGCGTTATGCAGAATAGGGGATTTTGATAAACCTTTTGATGAGAGTGAACAAGTCGCTGGTGGAGCACTAGTCACATCAGTATTTTTAAAAAAAATGGTTTTACCTATAACCAAGATGGGACATATGATGATTTTGACCTCTCAAGTTAGAGTTGAGGTTGCCTCAAACCCTTATGCAGCTAGGGGCGGACCAAAGGCTAAACAAGCTGGGGGAAATGCTGTAAAACATTATTCTAATTTCATTTTAGAATTTCAAGAAAGATATTCCAATGATATTATTTTCCCGAATCCAAGCGCATCTAAATTAGAAGACAAAGGTAGCCCTATTGGGCATTATTGCAAAATTATTTTCAGAAAAAGTGTTAACGAAAAAACTGGTGCTGTAGTAAGGTATCCAATTAGATATGGTCAATCTGATGGTAAAAGTATATGGGTAGAGAGAGAAGTTATAGACATGATGAAGCTATGGGGCTATATAGAACAAAAAGGGGCATGGATATCTTTTGATCAAGAAATACTTAATGAATGCAAGGAAAAATCAATAGAATGTCCTGAAAAAATACAGGGAGAAGCAAAATTAGTAGAATTTTTAGAAGAAAATGAGAATTTTGTTAATTTCATTTTACAATATATAAATTCAAATTTCTAATATGGCTACAAAAAACAAACCTTCGAGAAAAAAACAACCAACCAAAAAAGCTCCAACTAAAAAGGCTGGAGATATAATGCTTTGTAAGTGGCAGGGCAGATTTGGTAACAGAATGCATCAATATGCATATGCATCAACTTATGCAAATAAATTTAATTTAAATTTATTTCTTCCCTCAGAGTGGGAAGGTGATAAATTATTTAAAGGTTGTGGTCATAAACAAATAGCCGACGATGATCTTAGATTAAAAGTTAATCAAACTCTTCCAGAATTCGATAATGACGACTTTAGAAAAACCGCCGTCGAAGAATATTCAAAAAAGACAAAAAAAGAAATGACTTTTTTCAATCCTTACAACAAAAAGGAAACATATTTTGGCAAAAAAAATGTATGGTTTACAGATATTTCTTGCTATCAAGAAGAAATTTTTAAAGGCATGAGCATGAGGTTTCTATCTAAGATATTTGAGTTCAAAGATGAAATTAAAAATCTTGACATATATAAAAGATTAGAGGACAGGCAAGGCACTTATGATATTGCTCATTTAAGAAGGGATGATATTTCAAACCCAACTTATGAAACTAATTTCGGTTATTCTGTTGTTTCAAAAAATTCTTACGAAAAAGCTTTTAAAAAGTTTGGTTATGATCCTAATAAGATTGAATGGACTACAGATGATTGGTCAGGAAATTGGGGAGTTGGCTCTCCTGAAGAAAATGATTGGTTTACCAGAAGGGGCGGATGGCAATACCCTGTTGGATCCGAATATATGCAAGACATTGGTTTCGATTGGCTTCCAGACTTTTTAAGAATTTATTTCGCTCGATCTGTATTTCGGGCTAATTCCTCATTTAGCTTCTGGGCATGTCAACTTGGTAAGGCAAAAAAAGTTTTTGCTCCCGTTTTGCATAAAAGAAATGTTTATTCTGGAAGAAAGGGCAGCGGATTAGAGACTGATTTTGAATATACAGACAGTAATAATCCTCATTGGTTAATGACAACAGAAGAAGAATGTAGTAAAATTATTATACCAAAGTGAAAAATTTTTTTGATAATAATTATTTTTCAATAAATCTAGGTTCTGTTAAAAAAGAATCTGAAAAAAAAATTATTAGTTTTAGTGTTTACGGAGAAGACAGGAAATATTCTATAGGTGCCATAAAAAACGTAGAATGGGCAAAAAAATATTTTCCAGATTGGATCTGTAGATTTTACTGTTCAGAAAAAGCTAATGATCTAGAAGAACTAGCCGAAACGGATAGTGAGGTTTTAATTGTAGAATCTGATATTCCTCCTATGTACTGGAGATTTTTCTCTATAGATGATCCAGATGTTTCTTGTATGATTTCTAGAGATACAGATTCTTTAATGAATCCTAGAGATTATGCCGCCGTTAAAGAATGGCTTGATAGCGGAAAAACTATGCATTTAATGCATGATTGCCCCTCTGGGCATTACTCTCCAGTAATGGGGGGTATGTGGGGAATAAAATCTCCATTGCATTTTTCTATGACCGAAAAGATTTTTTCCTTTTGCGAAAGGAAGAATTTTAGATTTAGATATTCTCAAGATCAAACTTTTCTAACAGAACAAATACTTCCTATCTTTAAAAACGATAGCATAGACCATCATTTTAAACCAGAAAAAAGCCACTCTTCTCATGCGGTTCCTTGGCCTAAACATGAAGAAATGGAAATTGGTAGTTTTGTTGGTGAAAGGATATCCTTTTCCGCCTTAGAGATAAAAGATCTTAAAAATAAGAATCCTGATTCTAAAAAGTTGTTTGTGATGAATCATCAAGGAAAAGCTGACTTCAACAAGGTCAAAGATATTATCATTGAACTCGCAGATAAAAATGAAGAAGTAGTATTACCTTGTAAAAAGGGTGTGTTTAGTCACTTAAAAAAGATTTTCTCAAAATGTTCGAACATTAAATATGAAGAAATAGATTCGGACATAGGAGGTAGTTTAGTTTATAAAGATAAATTCCATAAAACTCATAGATTTATTGGTTTTGGAAATCATGGAGAAAAAATAAACGGAAAGAAGGGATTTAACCCAGAAAAGTGTCGTTTACAAGCAGGATTATCTTTAGAGCCAAATAAAGAAAAAGATAATACTAAAAATAAAGCTCTATTTCAGAGCCCAAGAGAACTTTCTAAAAAACTTTCTTCTGAAAGCGAGACTCCAAAAAAATCTTATCTAGATGATATGCCTTTGGTAACAGCTGTAATAGGCACATTTAACAGGTGGGAATTCTTATCAAAAGCTATAGAAAGTGTAAAAAATCAAACATATAAAAATTTAGAAATTATTGTTGTTAATGATGGATCTACAGACGAAGATTATTCAAACAATATTCCAGATGGTGTCTTGTGGGTAAATTTGCCAAAAAATTCTGAAATTATTCATGGATTTAGATGTCGATCCTATACATATAATTATGGAATTAAAATCGCTAGAGGAGAATATATAGCTTTTCTTGATGATGATGATGCATGGTACCCAACCAAGATAGAGAAGCAAATAATTGCAATGCAGAAAACTAAAAGCGAAATGAGCTGCACAGAAGCCGTACAGGGAAGAGGTTTGTTTGATCCCGAAAAAGATTACAACATTTACATGAAGGGAATGCAAAAAAGATTTGATAAATGGAATGTAAAAGAAAAGATTTTAAACTCAAAAGGCTATTCTTATAATAACGTTCCGTCCTTGTGGACAAAAGAAATTTTATCGATCCATAATTTTTGCATAGGATCTTCTGTTGTTTTAAAAAAATCTTTGTTTGACAAGGTGGGGTTGATGAATGAAACAAAGAGATATAAAAAAGGTCAAGACTATGAATTATGGAAAAGGGTTCTTTCTGTAACGGATTGTGCATTTGTTAACGAACCATTAACCTATTACGATCATGGACATGGGAATGGTAGACAATATTAATGAAATTTAAAACATTAAATGGTGCATTAAAAAGAGTTCCTAAAATAAGAAATTATTTAATTGATTGGGAAAAGAAAAGTAAAAGTAATATTCAATTTAACACTAAGCAATTTTTAAAAGAATATTGGTGTAATTCTGTTGTATTCGAAGAATTTCCAGTGGCTGGAACTAGATTGACTTTAGATTTCTATAATGCCACGAAAAAAATAGCGGTTGAAGTTCAAGGCATTCAACACAGAAAATATGTTCCTTTTTTTCATGGAGGAAATAAAATAAACCATTTAGATCAATTAAGAAGAGATAAGCAGAAAAGAGAATTTTGTGAAGCTAATGAAATAAAATTAGTGGAAATATATGAAACAGATATTGATAATAATTTATTAATTAAAAAGTTAAAAAATTTTTTATAGTGTAATATTAGTATAATGGCCGAAGAAAACTTAAATTTAAATGATATACCCAACTTTCAGATACCTCAAAGTTTTCTAGATCAATTATATGATTTTACGGGAGGCTCCGAAGGTAATGCTGGCTATGTTTTAACATATGTAGATGATAGTGGCAGAGCTATGGTTTATTCGAGAAGCAGTTCTCAAATAGTTGAGATGGGGTTAAGAAAAGCTTTGGAAAAATACTTAATTGAACTGGAAGAAGGCGAAATATCATTTGATATTCCAGAAGAATAAGCTTGCAACTGCTTAGATTATATATTATCATTGTTGGATGATATATAATTATGAACTAGAACAGCACTTATTGAGCGGCTTAATAAGGCACCCTGATGTTTTTTATGAAATTTCCTCATTCATAACTGAAGCGGATTTTTATTCAGAAAACACACTAATTAACAAATCTTTATTTTTTGTCTTAAAAGATTCTATTGAAAAAGGTGAGTCTTTAGATGAAATATTGATAGCTGAGAATATAAAATCCCTAGGAATTACTTTCGAGGAAGGGATAGAGCCTTTGGATTATATAAGAAGTCTTTGTATGAGAAAAAACTCCAGAGAGTCTGTTATCAGCACAGCCAAAGAGTTAAAAAAAATAACAATTAGAAGGCAAATTTCTGAAGCTGGAGTCAATCTCTCTAAGTCAATGAGAGGTAATTTTGATTCTTACGATGATATTATAAAAACCGCAGATAAAACTTATCATAATATCATAACTTCCTATGATTCAGGAGATAATACTCCTGAAAATTTATACGAACAGATGGAGGAATCTGTAGAGGAGAGAGGAAATAATCCACGAGAACAAAATGGATTAGTTGGTCCACACCAGAGAATTCAAGAAATCTATGGTTCCCTTTTAAGTCCAGGTAATATAACTGTTATTGTGGCGAGATCTGGAATAGGTAAAACTCAATTTTGTATGGATTTCTGCACAAAGACTGCGATCATGAATGATAATTTGCCTATACTTCATTTTGATAATGGCGAGATGAGTTTAGAAGAATTAACAATGAGACAATGTGCAGCGCTATCTGGAGTACAATTAAGCCTACTTCAAACTGGGATGTGGAGGCAAGCTGGAGATGATGTGGTGAAAAAAGTTAGGTCTGTTTGGAAAAAGGTAAAAAACATGAAATTTTATTACTACAACTGTGGAGGAATGTCTGTTGATGAAATGATAAATGTTTTGCGTAAGTTTTATTATTCTAAAGTGGGGAGGGGAAATCAAATGATTTTTAGTTTTGATTATATTAAAACTACATATTCTTTAGGTTCTTCCAATAAAAGCGAATGGCAAATTGTAGGTGAAATGGTTGATAAATTTAAAAAGACAATTCAAACAGATATCATTTTCGATAAAAAACCAGTAATATCAATGATGACAAGTGTTCAAGCTAATAGATTAGGAACAAGCAGAAACAGAAGTTCCGACAATATTGTTGAAGACGAAACTATTGTATCTCTTTCTGACAGAATTATGTTTTACTGTTCTGATATGTTTATACTTAGATCTAAAGAACCTGCGGAGATTGCTGAACATGCTCACTTTGGAACACATAAGTTAGTTCCTTTAAAGAATAGAGAACTGGGTCAAGATCCACAAAGAGCGATACAGCCAGTGAGATTAGCAGATGGGTCTTTGAGAAATAATTTTATAAATTTAGATTTTAATAACTTCAACATTACGGAAAGGGGAGATTTAGTTGATTTAGTAAACCATCTAAGAGTAGAGGGATTTTCTCCAGACGAAGATGGAGAAGATACTCTTCCAGGATTGTTTAATGAATGAAGCTAAAATAGAAGAAATACTAACCTCTTTAGGCTACAAGCTTCAAGATAGAGGTAGGTATTGGCAAACTAGTGCTATTTACAGAAATGGCGATAATAAAACTGCTCTACAAATATACAAGGATACAGGAATATGGAAAGACTATGTAGAACAAAGTGCTTTCATGCCTTTCGAGAAGCTGTTAAAGGTAACATTAAAAACTAATAGTGATGAAGAGATTGAAAAATACAAAATAAAAGATGATTTTTTTGAATTAAAGCATGCTAACTCACAAAAAAAGATAGAAATGGAAAAAACTTATCCCGAAACATGTTTAAAAAGATTACTTCCCCATTATAAATTCTACAATGACAAAGGTATTGACACAGAAACATTAAAACTTTTTAAAGCTGGTTTAGCTACTGAGGGTAAAATGTATCAAAGATTTGTATTTCCTATTTATAATCTAAACAATCAGATACATGGTTTTTCAGGTAGAGATATGGGACAATCTTCAGACAGACCTAAATGGAAACATATAGGGACAAAATCTAAATGGATATATCCTCATTTACTTTCTACTAATTATGTCACTAAAACTCAAGAAGTTTTTTTAGTGGAAAGTATAGGGGATTTATTAAATCTTTACCAAAATAATATCAAAAATGTTTTTTGTACTTTTGGCCTAGAAATACCCCCATCTTTAATTTCTTATTTAGTTGGTTTAAATCCAGAGAAAATTTTCATTTGTTTTAATAATGATGAGAATTCTAAATATAATTCTGGATACAATGCATGTCTGAAAAATTTTATAAAACTACAATCATTTTTTGATAATCATAAAGTTTATATACATTTACCGTTGAAAAATGATTTTGGAGACATGGAAAATTCAGAGATTGAAAATTGGTATAATTCCAGAAAAAACATAGACAAAAATAATTTAGATGTTACTATAATCAAGGATATAAATCGACTTTTAAAAGAAAGAAATATGCCCAAAACCTTCCATTCAAGTTTTAAAAAATTTAAAAAAATTTATGAGTGATATATTTCTTTCGGCGAGTAGGATAAAGCAGGCGCAAAGCTGTAGCTGGAAATATTGGTCATCTTATGTTTTAAAATTACCACAAAAAGGAAACGATGGGGCTAGTAGAGGTTCCGTTTGTCACTTAGTTTTTGAGCTACTTGGAAAAAAGAGGCACAAAAAACACTACGACAATATAATTTTGTCGGGAACTATACAATCATCCAAAGCTGTTTCTAGATTAATTTATTCTTATGCTTCAAAACTTAATGTTGCAGACGATGAAAATATAGAATTGATAGATATGATGACCGTACAAGGACTTCTTTACGATTTTTTTGGTGCGGACGAACAAAAACCTTCCGAAGAAATATCAGAAAAAGAGTTTAACCTAGAAATAGATGAGGATGGCAAAAGATATAAAATAAGAGGTTTTATAGATAAATTATTTTTGTATTCCAAAGAAAAGAAAGCATTAATTCGAGACTTTAAAACAAGCAAACAAGTTTTCAAAGGTAAAGAGATTTCAGATAATTTACAAAATTTAATGTATTGTTTGGCTGTTAAAAAATTATATCCGAAATATAAAAATATAGATGTAGAATTTGTTTTTTTAAAATTTGACCTGTCAAAAGATTTACTTGGCAAACCTGGCAAGGGTGTACTAAGAATGGAAAAAATTTCCGACGACGAGCTAGAAGGGTTCGAATTCCAGCTTAGCTCCATTCAGGATTATTTAGAGAATTTTGACGAAGTAGATGCAACTTCTAATTTTGCAGCAGAGCAAGACTATCCATCAGATAAGACATTCGGAGGACCTCTTATGTGCGGCAAGCAAGGTTTTAAAAAATCTAAAGGCGAATATTTATTAGATAAAGATGGAAATAAAGTCCCTAATTATATTTGCGAATTTAGAAATAATTTTGATTATTATGCAATTTTAAATAAAGAAGGTAAGTTAATAAAGTGTGTCTTCTCGGAAGATGAATGCTTGAATTTAAAAGATGGTTTATCTTATGAAAAAAGATCCTACGATGGATGTCCTCATTTTAAACAAAAAGACTCTAGCTTTTTAGTGTAATATATTTATATGGCATTACATGTAGACATAGGCAAGAGAATTGATTCTATCACTATTACAGCGTTGCAGGATATTTTTTCTAATTTTTTAAATGGTAATTCTATAGTTTTTAATGCAGACACTAATTCAGGACAGATTAGAGGTCTGGATTCAAATTTTTATAAGCTTTATAATTCTAGCAGCGGAATTGTTTTATCGTATGATGGTGTGAGAAAAAAGTTTCAATTAAATCCAACAGATGCTTCTCCAGTTTTTCGTTTTGATGAATGGAGCAAGAATACAAAATGGCAAGATAAAGATTTATTTACTTCTTCAGTAGTTACTACAAGCGGAAGTAATTCCGATTTGCTTTACAGAAAAAATAATTTATCTTTTATTAAGGTGGAATCAAATATTAGATTTCACACTAGTTGATTTTATCTACCGCCTCTATTATCTCTTTCTTTCCAATAATCATTGGCTAGCTTAGACTCATGCCTATGGTCTGCCGCGTCTGTGGCACCGCCTCCTAAAGAGTAACCCTCTCCGTAAGGACCGTAACCCTTATGGCGGCGCGTTTTTTTAGGAAATGATGGAAAACGGCCGCGATTTTGATCTTTTCTACCAGCAGTTCCTACATTACAAACCATGATCTGAGTTCTAGGATCTTTATCATACCTAGACCCATTCCCTGGACTGGGCTCATCCAAAAGTTTATTTTTCCCCGCTCCTCCTCCTTTCACAAATTTTGGGTTTACATCTTTAGGGGGTACAAATTTAGGTTTTCCTTTTGGCGTATATTTGTATGCTTCTTTAAATGGATAATTGTAATATATACCTTTAACTTTTGATCCTAATATAGAAAATCTCCACCCGCTTGCTGGAACTAAATACCCAGTTGATTGAAATGAATAATATTCTATGTTATTAAATTCTGCATTTTTGTCATCCGCTACGGCATACCCCATATCAAATAACATATTACATTGAAATTTATCTATCTGATCGCTGTACCCTGATTGTTCAGAAAACCATTTAGCTACACCAGAATCTAATGTCAAAACAAAAGCTCCTGTATTTTCTGGTTGTATAGTTAATGGTATATAAAAATCATCGGCAATATGAGAGGCTGAAAAATGTTTTTTTCCCGAACCTCTTACTAAATTATTTGAATCTAGTGTTTGAACTTCTGTTTCTCCAGTATTTTCTGGAAACATTCTATATTCAGGAGGATAAGAGCCAGAATTATATGTGTTAACGGACTCGTAGTCACATGTGACTATTTGTCCAGTTTCTGGCGTTGATGATTGAGAATTGTAAACAAAGCCTGTAGTATATGGGGCTGGGGCAACTTCTGTTTGTATTACAAAATGAGTTTCAATTGAAGCTAGGTTCCAATAATGATTTACTGCACATTCTTTTCTTAGATTTTTTTGAGATAACCCTAGTGTTTGACCCCAAAGGTGGTCTGGTTTTTCATCTGTTGGTTTAATGGGGAAACCATTAAAATATCCCGCAGTAGTGAATTTATTTGCTTTATATTCGAACTCTTCTTGGTATGACATATTTATAATTACACTTTTTTTTGGTGTATATATAATATATGAAAAGTTTAAATATTCTATTGCTAACATCAGCCTTAGGGCTTTCTGCCGTAGCTGCTTTCTTCAGCATTATCGGTATCGCAACAATGTTTCCTGGAGCAGTTACAGCTGTAATTGTGATGGCTGTTGCTCTTGAAATTGCTAAAATAATAAGTGCAGTGTGGACTCACAAGAACTGGCACAATGTGTCACTTTTTTCTAAGTCTTATCTATCTTTTGCTATTATCGTTTTAATGCTTATCACAAGCATGGGCATATTCGGTTTTCTTAGTAAAGCCCATATAGAGCATCAGAGTGTATCTGAATCAATCGATTTGCAAGTATCTCAGATTGATGCAAAAATACTAAGAGAGCAGGAATCGATCAAGAGAAATGAGGGTTTAATATCTAAAATTGAAAGTTCTTTTGATTCTGTAGAAGACAAAGATCAATCCATTATTTCTGAAAATAATGCAAAAATTGATTCTATTTATACTAGAATGGAGAAAGATATTGAAATAGATCAAAAATCTATAACATCTTTAAATCAAAGGGTTTCAGAGCTTGATTCAGCGATATCGATTCTTAGAGCGGAAAAAGGAGGTTTGTTTTCCAATCAAGGTAAAAAAATTCAAGAGCTGCAAACTCAACAAAAAGATGAAAGAGAAAGAATTGAAGAACAAATACTTTCTTATACAACAAATATTTCTGATTTAAGGAAGAAAGCTCAATCAGAAGTCGATGAAATTAGAAAACAAAATCTTGCTATTCAAAATAAGGAATACAAAAACCCATTAGAATCAGATGATATTACTAAATATAAAGACTTAATAAGTAAATCCTATACTATAATCGATGGTTTAAATTTAGAAAAATTTGATCTATCAAATAAAAACTTAGCCATCGAAACCGAAGTTGGTCCCGTTAAATATGTAGCAGAACTAATTGTTGATACTACTGGCTCAGATGTTGATTTATCTGATGCTGTAAGGTTGATAATTATAGTTATAATTTTTGTTTTTGATCCTTTAGCAATAATGATGATAGTGTGTGCTACATCAGGATTTATAAAAAAAAAAGATGAGCCTGTAGCGAAAGCTAACACAAAGCCCACATTAGAACCTTTATCAGAACCCGCAATTCAAGAAGAAAAGGTTGAGGTTAAAAATGAGGAACCAAAACCAAATCCCACACGATCAAAGCCAAAAAGATCGAAAGAAAAAAGATTGAGAATTTTTAAAGGCGACTCATTACATGGAGTAGTTAAAGAAAAAGAGCCAAAAAAACCTCAAGAAAAAGATAAATTAGAAGAAGAGAGCAAGCACCCAAAACATAGAATAACTTAAGTTTTAGTTGACATTATGCTCCTGATTGGATTATAATGTTTAAATGCTCGGTTTATTTAAGTCTGATTTCTCTATAGGAAAAAGTATTCTTAACCTAAATCTCCCAAAGGAAACTGAGGGAGATTCTAGTGATAGCATATTTGAAATAGCTTTAGAGAATAATCTTAAAGAAATTATTTTAGTAGAAGATTCTCTTACTGGTTTTCTCCAAGCTTTAAAAAATTCTAATGAGCTTGGGATAAAATTAGTTTTTGGTTTAAGAATATCTGTATGCAATAATCTAAATACAGATAAAAAAGAAAATGTAGACGAAAGTAAAGTTGTTATCTTTGCGCGAAATGATAATGGTTGTAAGGTTTTGAATAAAATCTATAGCTTTGCAAATACACAAGGTAATGGAAAGATAGATTATAAAAACTTAGAATCTTTCTTTTGCGAAGATTTGATCCTATCAATACCTTTCTATGACTCTTTTATATTTAACAACAGCCTTTTTTTCAAAAGCTGTATACCTAATTTTTCTTTTTGTAAGCCTCAATTTTTCATAGAATCAAATAATTTGCCTTTTGATTCTATAATAAAAGCTAAAGTTGAGAAATATTGCTTAAAAAATAATTACGATTATTTTCCAGCAAAAAGTATTTATTATAAAAACAAAGAAGACTTTAAAGCTTTCCAGACATATAAATGTATTTGCAATAGAAGTTTCGGAAAAGCGAGATCTTTAAATGTTCCAAACTTAGATCACTGTGGAAGTGATGAATTCTCTTTTGAAAGTTATTTAGAAAAATGCGATACCTAAAATATTCAGACATAAATTTAATCCCCAAATATAGCACAGTTCATAGCAGGTCTGATTGTGACACTTCTATAAAATTATTTGGAAGAAAGTATAATTTACCAATTATACCAGCTAACATGAAATCCGTCATTGATATTAAGCTATCTAAATGGATGAGTGATAATGATTATTTTTATATTATGCATAGATTTGGAATTGATAATTTTGAATTTATAAAGCAAGCAAACGAAGAAAACTGGAAGACAATATCAATTAGTGTTGGAATTAAAATGAATGACAAACTATTGATTACAAAAATTGCAGATCAAGAAAATTCTCATTGGGGTAAATTAAGATTAGATTTTATTACAGTTGATATTGCTCATGGGCATTGCGAAAGAATGAAAGCAATGTTAAAACTTATTAAAAATAAGTTACCTAATACAAAAATAATTGCAGGAAATGTTGCAACACCAACCGCAGTTAGGGATTTAGCTAATTGGGGCGCAGATATAGTTAAGGTTGGGATAGGTCAAGGCTCTCCTTGCACAACTAAAGACAAAACAGGCTTTACTATGCCCATGTTTACCTGCACAAAACTATGTTCTAATGTTGTTTTAGAGAATGGTGAAGTCGTGCCTATTATATCCGATGGAGGAATTAAGTGCAACGGAGACATAGCCAAGGCTTTAGTCGCTGGGGCGACCATGACCATGGCTGGAGGCATTTTCGCCTCTTGTATCGATAGCCCTGCGGCTGTAATCAGCATAGGTGGAATTAACCATAAAGCTTACTTTGGTTCAGCTAGTGCAGAAAACAAAGGTCACAACAACAATATTGAAGGCAAACTTAATAAAGTTACTAATAATGGAATGTTATATAAACAAAAGCTTTCAGAAATAACTCAAGATTTACAAAGCTCCATTAGTTATGCTGGTGGCAATAATGTTTCCGCATTATGTGAAAATGTTGATTACTGCGAAATATGAACAATAACTTATTAAGATTTAAAAATTCTCAAAAATATATAGTTTTTGATTTTGAAACATGTAATTTAAACCTCTGCTTAGACTCAAATAAGCCTTGGCAACTTGGTTTTGTAATCGGTAAAGGTAAAAAAATCATAGATAAAAAAGATTTTTATATATCATGGTCTGATTTAAAAGTTTCAAAAGAAGCAGCGATGGTTACAGGATTTTCTAAATCAAAATACGATAAAAACAAAAAACCCCCAAAAGATGTATTGTCTGAATTCGAAAAGTATATTTATAACAAGGATTATTTAATACTAGGGCATAATATCTTAGGATTTGATGTTTACATTCACTCAATTTTTAGAAAATTATTAAATAAAGAGCCAGATTATTCTTACTTAAATAGAGTTATCGATACAAATTGCATAGCTAGAGGCATAAAAAATCAAATATCTTATTCTGAAAATGATGAATTGATAGAATGGCAATACAAACTTTTGCACCACAGAACAAAAGGAGTAAAAACAAACTTAAAACAGTTATGTAAAGATAATGATATTGATTTTGATGAAAAAAAACTTCATGATGCACTTTATGATGTAGAAAAGACTTTTGAAGTTTATAATAAATTAATCTGGAATATAGAAATATAAATGAATTTTTTAAAACAGTTTGAAAAATACGAAAATTGTGCTCCTCCTGGAGTAAGGTTGCCAAAATTAAAAATAGAAAATAAATACTATAAACTTCTAAAACTAGAAAGCTCCGTGTCTAATTTTAGTTTTTTAAAATCCCTCTGCGAAAAAGGTCTTAATGATAAAAAATTGACTGATAAAGATAATTTTAATGAATATCAAGATAGATTATCTAGTGAGCTTGAAATTTTAAATGAATTAGGTTTTGTTGATTATATTTTATTAAATTGGGACGTATTGAATTATTGCCATGAGAATAAAATTCCAACAGGCCCAGGAAGAGGCAGTGCAGCAGGTAGTTTAGTTTTATTTTTAATAGGAGTCACTAAGGTTGATCCCATAAAATATGATCTTTTCTTTGAGAGATTCGTGTCCAAGAGTAGAGCAAAAATAATTGAGAAAAATGGTATTAAATATTTAGATGGAAGCTTGTTAGCTGATGTTGACAACGACATAGCTTATGAGCATAGACAAAAAGTTATAGATTATATTGAAAAAAAACACCCAAATAGAACATCTAAAATTTTAACATTAAATACTCTAAGTGGTAAGTTGTGCATAAAAGAGTGCGGGAAAATTGCGGGGGAAATGTCTGAACAGGATGTCAATGTTGTCAGCGATATGATTCCTAAGAATTTTGGGGTGGTGTGCAAATTAAAAGATGCATATCACGAGAGCGAAAATTTCAAAAAGTTTTGTGATAAAAATAAATCAATATTTAAAATTGCAAAAAAACTAGAAGGTCTGAAAAAAAATACGGGAGTTCATCCTTCAGGTATTGCTATTTCTTTTGATGAGATAACTGAAATTTGCCCAGTTCAGAAAACTAATGATGGCTCCATAGTTACAGGTTACGATATGAATTGGGTAGCTGAACTTATGGTAAAGTTTGATATTCTAGGGCTAAGAACTCTTTCAGCTATATACGATACATGCAATCAAATAAATTTAAACCCAGAAGATATTGATCTAGGTTCTCAAGAAATATATTCTCACCTCCAAGATTTAAATACCCCACATGGTTTATTTCAAATAGAGGCTGATGCAAACTACATGGTTTGTAAAAAAATAAAGCCAAAAAATTTAGAGCAGCTAAGTGCAGTTATAGCAATTGCTAGACCAGGAGCTATGGACTTTCTTGATTACTACAAAACCTATGCTGAAACTGGTAATTTTCAAAGTGTTAATTCTTTTTTTGATGATATTTTAGATTATACAGGAGGCATACCTCTTTACCAAGAACAGTTAATGAAAATGGCTGTTAAAATAGGATTTACCCTTGACGAGGCAGAGCAACTAAGGCGCATAGTAGGCAAAAAAAAGGTTGATCAAATGCCAGCTTGGAAGAAAAAAATTGAGGATAAAATAAAAGACAATAAACTCTCTAAAAAAGTTGGTGATGTTTTATGGAAAGTTGCTGAAGATAGTGCAAATTATTCTTTCAATAAATCTCATTCAATATCTTATGCAATACTTTCTGCATGGACATCTTATTTAAAGTTTAATTATCCTCAGCAATTCTTCTTGAGCTTACTTAAGATGACAAAGTATGAACCCTCCCCGCAAGAAGAAATTAGAAAAGTTTGCCAAGATTTACCATTCTTTGACATAAAACTGCTATCTCCAGATTTATCTTTATCTAATATGGATTTTTCTATAGACAAAAAGGATATAAGATTTGGTTTAAATAGCATAAAAGGAATAAGTCAAAAATCTTTATCTTCATTAAAAGAATTTAGGGATACAAAAAAACCAAATAAGTATGATATATTTTTATGTGCTAAGTCTGCAGGTTTAAACATTGGAGTTCTTTCTGCATTGATACAAGCTGGAGCATTATCTAGTTACAAAACAAATAGACCTAGATTAGTTCTAGAAGCTCAAGTTTTTAATTTACTAACAGACAGAGAAAAAAGAAATTTTATATTGCTTGGAGAAAAATATGATTTCGATATTTTAAATGCCATACATGATGTTGTAACAAATCAAATTGTAGGGGATGATGGAAGGGCAATAATGCCAGAAAAAAGATTTGACACATTAAAAAGAAACTACAAAAATTATAAAGAAATATATAATAAAAATAGAAGATATGAAGACTTTGCTAACTGGTATTTTGAGCGATCTCTTCTTGGTTTTAGTTATAGTGGAGAATTAAGAGAATCATTTAAAGAAGAGCATCTTTCCTTAAAAAACTCCTTACATTTTAGAGCTTGTGAGTTGAACGATAAATCTAAATATATAGCTGTTGTGGATGATGTTTTTTGTAGAAAAAGTAAAAATGGAAATGAGTACATGAAGTTGTCTTTGAGTGATGAGTATGGTAGATATGGAGCTCTTATGGTAGACGGTAGAGACAAGAAACTTAGCAAATTTAAAAATAGATCAAAATTACCAGAAAAAGATAGCATTGTAATATTGCTTGGTTCAAAAGGTGAAGATATATTGTTTATAGAAGAACTATCTATTGTGGATGAAAAAATTTATATGAAACTTTCTGATCTAAAATAATGAAGCACAGTAATTTTACGCCTAGATTACAAAAGATAATTAATGTATCAAAAAAAACATGTCACTCATTAAATTCTAAAGAGGTAGATCTAAACCATTTATTATTTTCAGTTTTAGATTCAGACCAATCTTTAGTTTTAAGTTTTTTTGAAGACATAGGTATAGATATACAAGACTTTAAAAATATAGTTTTCAATTCTATAGATGGAGATTTTTTTAATAACCAAAGCTCCTTAAACCCATCAAAAGAATATTCTAAGAATTATGTAAGAATTTTTAAATCAACAATTAGTTTTGCTGAAGAATTGGATCACGAATATATCGGAGTAGAACATTTGTTTTATGTTATGCTTCGTGAAAAATTTTCTCCATTACCCAAAATGCTTTCAGAATTTTATGTAGATATTGAAGAAGCTAAGAAAAAATTGCATAGTTTTTTAACGACTGGTGAATGGGAGGAATCTAGAATACAAAAAACTTTTGAAAAAAAATCCGCTCAATCATCTCAAGATGATTCTAGTGCACTAGAATCTTATGGAAAAAATTATAATGAATTAGCATCAAAAGGCAAGTTCGATAAAGTTCTTTGCAAAGAAGGAGATATTGAAAAAATGTCGGAAATTCTTTGTAGGAGAAATAAAAACAATCCTATTTTAGTGGGTTTACCTGGAACTGGAAAGACTTCGTTAGTGGAAGGGTTAGCTCAAGCAATAGTCAATGGTACTTGTACTGATTTTTTAGTTAATAAGACGATATATGAAGTAGATATGACTGCATTAATTGCTGGAACTAAATACAGAGGTCAGTTCGAGGAAAGAATTAAAAAATTATTAGATGAAGCTTCTAGTTCTCCAAATATTATACTTTTCATTGATGAAATTCATACAATAATAGGGGCTGGAGCCACAGAAGGAACAATGGATGCTGCAAATATTTTGAAGCCAGCATTAGCCAGAGGTAAAATAAGATGTATTGGAGCAACAACCCCTAAGGAATATAACAAACATATCGTAAAAGATGCTGCACTTGAAAGAAGATTCCAACAAATAAAAATCAATCAACCTTCTTCTGCGGAAACTTTGAAAATATTAGAGGGAGTTATTTCTCAATATGAAAAATTTCATCATGTAACATACAGAAAAAATGCAATGAAATTAGCAGTAGATTTGTCCGTTAGATATATGACAGACAAGCAACTACCAGATAAAGCTATTGACATTATAGATCAAGCTGGAGCAAAAGTTAAAATGAGAAGCTTCACAAAACCATTAGAAGCTCAAAAGATAGAAAGTCAAATAGAGAGGTTGATGAAAAAAGAGGATGCTAACAAATCACAAAAATCTTCTTTGCAAAAAAAACAAGAAGCTTTAATTAAAAAGTACAAAAATATTTTAAATGAGTGGGGAGATGCTTATAAAAATAAAAAATTTTATGTTACCCAGAATGATATTTTTGATGTTGTATCTTCAAGAACAGGTATTCCAGTTGGAAATCTATCTAAAAAAGATTGTCAAATTTTATTAAATTTAAAAAATAATTTAAAGAACGAAGTTTTATATCAGGATGAAGCTGTTGAATCTATATATAATTGCATAATTAGATCTAAAAGCGGCTTCTCTTCTTCAAATAAACCTATAGGATCTTTTCTTTTTCTAGGCAAAAGTGGAGTGGGAAAAACTTTTATGGCAAAGTCTCTTGCTAAAAACTTTTTTGGCAGTCCAGATAATTTAATTCACATTGACATGTCTGAGTATTCTGAAAAAATTAACATTTCAAGATTAATAGGGGCTGCTCCAGGATATGTAGGTTATGATGAGGGGGGACAACTTACAGATAGAATAAAATCAAAACCTCATTCTGTTGTATTATTGGATGAAATTGAAAAAGCTCATCCAGATGTTATAAATTTACTTTTGCAATTATTAGAAGAGGGAAGACTTACAGATAGTTTTGGCAGGTCATCAGATTTTTCTAACTGTGTTATTATAATGACAGGAAATATAGGCGCAGAACTTTTAGACAAGAATTCAAATATAGGCTTTAATAAGTCTTCAAATTCAGATAAAAAAGATTTAATTGTAGACAAATGTAAAAAACAATTTTCTCCTGAATTTGTAAATAGGATCGATGATGTTATTTTATTTAAAGATTTTTCCAAAGATCAAATTGAGTCCCTAGTAAAGAAAGAAATAAGCAAACTGAAATTGAAATTACTTGAGGAAAAAGAAATAGACTTGCGCATTTCTACTAAACTTGTAAGTTACATAATTGATGATGTTTTTAAGCAGTCAATGGGAGCAAGACCAATAGAAAAAATTATACAAAAAAACATAGAAAACAAAGCTTCAGAATTTATTATAAAACAAAAGAAAGGTATACTAAAAATAGGAGATAAAAATTAAATGAGTAAATTTAAATTAACATTCGCAGATAAGAAAATTTTAGAATTTAAAGAAGTTCCAGAAGACGATAAAAGAGATTTCTACTCTGAGGCGACAACCTTTGACGAGTTTATTTCTTTAATAAAAGAAAACAATATCCAAATTAATCCTGATCACAAGATAGCCGTAAGGCACTCGGAGGATGGCATGCTGAAAGAGATATTTGCAGTAGTAAAAGATAACCCCTTGCCAAGGCAATATTTTTTCGAAAGCTTGGAGCAGGCTCAATCATTTTCAGACCAACAAGGTCTTGAAGAATCTGTGCATCTCAGACCTCAGTCAGAAAGAGATTTAGTAAAAAAATTCTTCTCTGATGAACCTTGTGATTTCGTCGGATACAAATCCATGCATAAAGCATACAAAAGGGAAATAGAAGATTCTGGCGGGGAGTCTTGCACTCAGTGCGCTAGAAATAGAATCATGAAGAAATATCAAGCATTAGTTTTAGATGCAGTTAGCCCTAAACCTTCAAATGTACATTCACTTTCAGAAAAAAAATAAATTAATATTATGTCAATTCAATTATACAAACCGAACAGTAAAAATACAGGCTCAGCCTTTACATTTTCAATAGGAGAAAATAAAAGCAATCCTCTTCCAGCTTTTTACATTAGTGCTATAGCTCAACACTCATGGGATGACCAAAAGAAAATAGGTTCGTTTGCTGGAAACGGGAAAAATCCAGAAAAGAAAGTTAATGTAAAGCTTAGTGAATTTGAATGTGGAGAATTTATTAGTGCTGTCAAGAACAGGCACGAGTACACAGCATTCCATGCTTACGAAGATAATTCAACCACTATAAAGTTTAGCCCTTGGGACAAAGATGTAAAAGTCTCGAAATATGATCCAAGTACAAAAGGATTCCAGGAGACAAAGCAAAAAGTCCCTGCATTTGGATTGTCAATTTCCAAAGGAAAAGGTTCTACATTTAAAATCGGTATTGACCCAGGAGAGGTTGAAGTTTTGTTAAAATTTGTGGAAGAATTTTTATCTACTTTTGTTAAAGAAAAAATTAAATTGCAAAAAAATTATATAAAAAACTCTAACCCCACAAAATCCAACACTTCAAAGATTGAAGATGCCGAAGAAGAAGAGGAAGAAGATGAGGAGTTTGAAGATGTACCTTTCTAAAAATGGCAAAAAAGAAAATCTTATATCATAGTAATTTTTCTAGGTTACTTACTGGATTTGGCAAAAATACAAAAAACATATTAAAATATCTTTGCAAGACTGGGAAATATGAAATAGTTGAATTCTGCAATGGAGTTTCTAAAGATCATAAAGATCTAAGTACATTGCCTTGGAAGGCAATTGGTGCTATGCCAAATGATCAAGCTTCATTAGAAAGAATAAATAAAGATCCAAACTTGCAAAGGTCTGCTTCTTACGGAGCATTATCTATCGATGAAGCAATTAAGTCTGAAAAGCCTGATGTTTATCTAGGGGTAGAAGATATATGGGGATTATCTCTATATACTAAAAAGCCTTGGTGGAATAAAATTAACTGTATGGTTTGGACGACATTAGACAGCCTTCCAATTTTGCCAGATGCTGTAAAGTGCGCAAAAAAGATAAAGAATTATTATGTCTGGGCTTCTTTCGCAGAAAAAGCAATGAAAGAAATAGGACATGAGCACATTAAAACTTTGCATGGATCAATAGATACAGATTCTTTTTATAAAATGGATCATGAAGATATTGAGCAAATAAAACAAGCCAACAATTTAAACCCAGATGATTTCATTATAGGTTTTGTTTTTAGAAATCAGCTAAGAAAAAGTGTTCCAAATCTTTTAGATGGATTTAAAATTTTTAAAGAAAAAAATCCCAAATCAAATGCAAAATTAATATTGCATACTAATTGGGATGAGGGTTGGGATATAAGAAGGTTAATTAAGGAAAAAGATTTAAATCCAGAAGATATTCTTTGCACCTACTTTTGTAAAAAATGCAGGAGTTATGAAATAAAACCCTTTATTGGAAACGGTTTAAATTGCAAATATTGCGGTTCCGAAAAATCTTGTAATACAATTTCCATTACAAATGGTGTCGATGATTCTCAATTAAACGAAATTTACAATTTAATGGATGTCTATTGTCATCCATTTACATCTGGAGGTCAAGAAATACCTATACAGGAAGCTAAGTTAACCGAGTTGATAACACTTGTGACTAATTATAGTTGCGGGGAAGATTCTTGCTCTAAGGAAAGCGGAGGCATACCTTTAGAGTGGACCGAATATAGAGAGCCAGGAACTCAATTCATAAAAGCAACAACTAGTCCTTTTAGCATCAGCAATCAACTCGAAAAAGTTTTTAAGATGGATTTGGTAGAGAGAAGTTCTATGGGAAAGAAGTCCAGGAAATATGTGATAGATAATTACTCTCTAGATGTGATTGGCAAAAAGCTTGAAGAAATTATAGATAATATGCCAGATGTTGACTATGATTTTGATTTTAAAAAAACTTTAAGAGATCCAAATTATAATCCTCCAAATATTGAGAGCGATGTAGAGTGGTTAATTGATATTTATAAAAATATTTTAAAAGTTGAATTGGATGCATCTGATGAAGGTCATCAACATTGGATGAAGGTTTTAAGCAACGGCGGAACAAGAGAGGGTGTTTTAGATTATTTTAGAAATGTAGCTCTAAAAGAGAATGGTAATATTCAATCAGAAGAGAAAGTAGAATTCGGAGATTTAATTAAAAATAATGGGAACAAAAAAGCTCTTTTTCTTTTAAAAGAAAGTGCGGAAGATATATTTTTATGCACGAGCTTACTTGAATCCTTTAAGAAAAGCAATCCTGATTATGATATTTTCTTTTCTTGCGACCCTCAATACCATAACATAGTTCAATCTAATCCAAATATATATAAAGTCTTGGAGTATGACCCACAAATGGAAAATGAACTTGTTATGATTGGATGCGGAAAGTCGGATCCTTATTTTGACTATTATTGTAATCTCGGAATTTTAACGCAAAGAGTTCCAAATTATATTGGTATAAAAGAAATAGACTTTCAATTAAATGAATAAACTACAAAGATATAGCCTCCATGCAGGCTTAAAGATATCAAAGCCATTTGTTAATGATTGCTATTATCCTTTTACAAAAGATAAATATATTACTTTCAATACTAGCTCTAAAGTTCAAAGCAAGCATTATGATCTTTGGCAAGAAGTGGTTGATTTAATTTCTCCATTTCTTAAAAAAAATAATATATCAATTGTTCAATTAGGAGATGCTAAAGATCCAGAAATTCAAGGTGTTTATAGGCTTTGTGGGGCTACTAATTTTAATCAAAGTTCTTACCTTTTAAAAAGTTCTTTGTTGCATTTTAATTCTTGTGATCATTTTTCTTACTTAGCTTATAATTCTGGAGTAAAGTTAATTTCTCTTTTTTCAAACGAGCCATCTTCTTCTTTTTGTTTTGAACAAAACTCAAACTGCCATTTTATAGATTCTCCAAAAGAAAAATATTGTAGTTATAGTGTAATAGAAAACCCTAAAACTATAAATAAAATTTCTCCGCCTGAGATTGCATTTAAAATTTTATCAGAACTTAATATTAAAAATAATATAAATGATTTTGACTTTCTTTTCGCTGGCGAAAGTTTTCCTGTAAGAATAATAGAAATTATACCAGACTTCATTCCAGACCAAAACTTCTTAAAGAAGTCTTTAGTCAATCTTCGCGCAGACCTACATCTTGATGAAAATATTTTATTTCAATTCAGCAAAGACAGGCAGCTTGGAATAATAACAGACAAAGCCTTATCTCCAGACCTTTGCTTTGCAATAAAAAATTCTGTCGCAAGAATGTCAATAGATGCATCGTGCGAAAACCTGCCTGATTTTTTATTAAATTTAAAAAAATTTAATATTAATTACGAACTCTTTAGTTTTAACGAAAAAGAAATTACTGACTTAAGATTAAAATATATTGATGAAAAAATTTCACTCTTTAAAAGAAAAACAAAAAAAGATGTTGACATTGATTTCGATACATGTAATAATTTAGTCATGAATTCTTCAAAAATCATTTTGTCGAAAGGAAAGAAGTTTGCCAGTAAAGCTCATTGGATAACAGGAAATGAACTTAAAGATGGACATCAAGATATAATAGATACAAGTGATTTTTGGGAAGATTCTGATTATTATATTATTTACAGAAAGGAAAAAAATGGCAAGAGGAAGACCAAAGGGTAGTAAAAATGTAAAAGTAAATGTTACTTCAGAGATTGAAGATAGCATGAGAGATGCTGTTGTAAAAATTAGCGAGAGAACATCTAGCTCATCTAAAAATACAGAAGGTCCATTTAAATATAAAAGAGACGAAAATGGGCTTTTGCAGAATGTAAATTATTGTTTCAATGATGATGGCTCTATAAATTGGAGGGCGATGGTTAAAGATGAATATCTTTTTCCAAATAAATCTTGGTTTGAGGCGAGAAAAAAAGAAACTCCAAAAACTGTTGAAGGCTTAAAAGATCATCAATTATTAATAAAACTTGCTGGAATAAAAGAATTAGCCAAACTGAGAGGATTTAACTCATGTTCCTATCAAATGCACAAATGCGAACAAGATCATGTTGCAGTATCTTGTTCTGTTTTATTTATAGGTAATTATGAAACACAAGGTGAATCGGTTATATTTAATGATATGGCTAATGCAACATTAAATAATACCAGCAGTTTTGCTACAAAATTTCTTGAAACCATTGCCTGTAACAGAGCTTTCGTTAGGTGTGTTAGGAACTTTTTAAATATACATATCGTAGGAGATGATGAGATTGATAAATCAAGTGGATCAAATTCTTTAATTCATAAATCTAACTCATCAATACTTTCTCCACAAGGAGCATTGAAAGCTGAAGCTGGATCTTCTTTCGATGATTTTAAGAACTTGTTAAGAAAATGGCATAAAAATAATATTTATGTCATTGAGCCTCCGCTAGATCCAACTGAATGGAATTGCTTCGAAGATATACCACCAAAGCAAGCAAGAGAATTTCTTAAAATTTTAAAATCTTAAAATGAATTTATTGCAAAAAACAAAGACTTACTTAGTAGGTCATATGCAATATTTAAGTGGAAGAAATTGGAGAGAAGAAGTTACAGAAAAACTTACACCATTAAATATTACATGCTTTGACCCTTACAAAAAACCATTCATGAAAGATGTGGAAGAAGATGAAGCATCAAGAATAGAGATGGAAACATGGATGAAAACAAAACAATATGACAGAGTCACGGAAAAAATGAAGACGGTTCGGGCATATGATTTAAATCTTGTTGATCGTAGTGATTTTATCATAGCCCATTTAGTTCCTGATGTTGCTAGTTGGGGAAGTGCGGAAGAAATTGTAACAGCGGTTAGGGAAAAAAAGCCTATATTTATTAGCATGGAAGGAGGTAAATCAAAAACACCTTTATGGATGCTAGGAATGCTGCCTCATAAATATATTTATAATAGTCTTGACGAAGTTCTGGATATGCTTTATGCTATAGATAATGGAAATAAAGAAATAGACTCAGACAGATGGAGATTATTAAGAAAGGAATACAGATGAAAAATTTAAAAAAGATATTATTTATAAGCATTTTTGGTACTAGCTTATTTTCAAAAGGGGTAGAACTGCCCTTGCAACCCCTAAGAATATGGACATCCACTAGCGGTTCCACTCTTGAGGCTAAAATTGTGGATATCTTAAAAAGAGAATATGTTCTAGAGAAACCAAACAAAGACAGAATTAAGGTGCCAAGAGGCACACTTTCTGAAAAAGATATGGTTTATGTTAATTGGCTGGAAGCAAGGTCTTCCTGTATACCTCAGTTTGATTGGGATTACGGTTATGATATATCTAATCCAAATCATATGGATAGGTTTGATTTGAAAAAATTAAAAGCAAATACAAGCTTAGGTAAATTTAGTCGAAAGGATAGGGGGTATATTCATAGCGACGGTACAATTTGTAAGTGTACAAGTAGAGTCAAAACCTTGATGAAAACAACTGACCCTGAAAAATACGAATGTGTTCTGAAATCAAGGATTGATAATGTACTTAAGTATCTCCCTTACCCTAAATCCTATTACAGATCGATTACTGCAAAGAGAGAGAATACCCCAAGGGCAATTCATAATGCAGATTTAAATGGAGGAAGATGGAAGCATGATCCAAAATTCCGTAACATACATATAATTCTCAGAGATCATGAAACGATAAAGGACTTATCCCCCTTACAAGAATTTGAAAATCTTAAGAAAGTAACCTTTTACGATACGCACATTAAAGATTTAAACCCGATTGTTGATTTGGATAATATCAAAGAGTTAAGAGTAATCAATAATTTGGTTGAAGACTTCTACCCGCTGACGAAGATGCGCTGGATAGAGCGCATTAATTTATCATATAATAAAATAAGATATTTAGATAAAATTCCAGATTTTCAAAATACTTATTTAGAAAAAATCATCCTTGGTGGAAATCCACTATCAGAAGATCCATATGTACTTCTAAATATTGAAAAGAGGGATATAGAAAAAGTTGGCAATTTTATGAGCGTATGGAATTTTTGCAGTAAAGAATGGACGAAACCCGAAGCTGGTCACTATGGATTTGTAGTCGGCATAGGATGCACTCCTTTGGAAGAACATTTTTTTCCTCCTCTGCCAAAAGATGCAAAATATGCACCTATATGGAATGTGGTCGGTGCTGTATGTATGTTGAGTAGACCTCCTAACAAACAATATAGTGTCTGGACTCTTATCAAAAATGAAAAAGTTCCATGGGAGTATATTTATTGGTGATATGATAAATAAGATTTTTATATATTCCGATAGAAATTTAGAAAATCTTCTGAAAAAAAATTTAACTATTAAAAAAAGAAAATTTTCTTCGGATTTAAATAAGATAAAAAAAGCTCAGGAAGATGCCTTACCTTTATTGTTTTATTTAGGCGACACTGAAGTTGTAATAATTAATTATTTAAATGATTTTATTAATTTTCACGAAAAATTTAAAAAACATTATCCTAAAAGTAAATATTTAATTAATTTTTCAAAAAGCACTCCCTTATACAAAAATAAAAAATTATTAAAATCTTTTTCAAAACATTCTGAAAAAAAGATCAATCGCTTTCTTTACACAATTCCTGCTGAAAAGTTTGGAGTAGAAAATAAATTTGAAATTTATGATTTCAATTCAAAAGATTATTGTTTTTTTTATAATTCGGCGGATTTTTTAAAATTTTTAAATAGTTTTTAGATCTCAATAGATTGTAATCTTTTTATTACATCTTGGTAATTGTAATAATGTATTCTATCTACATTAATAATTCCCCTTTTTTTTCTGATTGAAATTCCATTTTCTGAGAATGGTTTAACCATATCATAAACAAAATCCCAAGAGCATTTATTCTTTAACCATTTGTAATAAAAATCTCTTTCTTCCTTCTTACATTCTAAAACTACATTTTTTTTTAGAAAACAGTGGGAATATAGTGTAATGTCTCTAAAGAGAGTTACCTCGCTTGGGGGAGCGCTCAAATCAGCTTCAATTATAATCAACACAAAAATTATTACACATGAATTTTCAAGACTTAGATTTTTCTGAAAAAATTAAAGCTATGAGAGCTGGGCCTAAAAGCGCTGCTCAAACTCCAGCAAAACCAGAGGAGAGAAAAAAAGGCTCATCAAAAAATAAGCCTGGAAGTGCAGGAACGAAGCCTGATGCAAAAGAAACCGCACAAAAGAATTTAGATAAAAAAGATGAGAAGTCTATGACATCAAATGCTGAAATTACTTTTAGCGAAAAAGTAACTAAAGCTCTCAAAGAAAAAGTAAAAAATCATAATGCTAAATCAAAGAAAAAGGTAACTCTATCTCAATTAAAAAAGGTCTATCGAAGAGGAGCTGGAGCTTTTTCTTCTTCACATAGACCAGGAATGAGCCGTGGCGGATGGGCTATGGCTAGAGTTAATATGTTCTTAAAGATGGTCAGAGGAGGAAAAGTAAAAGAATCCTACAGGAAAGCTGATCAAGATGTTGCAAAATCAAGTATAGTATATAAAGACGAAGGATCTTTTAAGCCAGAAATGGAAGATATAATTAGAGCAAATCTTGATATTGAGAAATATGACATACATTCTGAATGCGATTGTGATTATGAAGAAATTTTTGCAGAGACGGATGAAGGTTTCGAGCAAATTATAGACGAAGAATCTTGGGCGGCAGAAAAGAAAAAAGGAAAAACTTTAAATAAGCCTTTTAGAACTCCAGGTGGACCAAAAAAGTTTTCTGTTTATGTAAAAAACGAGAAGGGAAATGTAGTAAAAGTAAATTTTGGTGACCCGAATATGGAAATTAAGCGTGATGATCCAGCCAGAAGAAAATCTTTTAGAGCTAGACATAATTGCGCAAACCCTGGACCAAAAACTAAAGCTAGATATTGGTCTTGCAAGCAGTGGAGATCAAGCACAAAAGTACAGGGAAGTGATGAGGAGACTCCAAAAGAAGAGTCTGATGCAAAAAAAGGTCTTTGGGAAAATATTAGAGATAAAAAAAGAAGAATGGGAAAAAATTATCGCCCAGCAAAACCTGGAGATAAAGATAGACCAACTAAAGAAGCGCTAGAGAGAGCAAAGGGTTTAGAAGAAGAAAAGAAAAATTTTAAACCGCATGCAATGTATGATAAAAGTGGTAAAAAATACATGGCTAAAAGCTACGAAGATCATATAAAAATGAAAAAAATGGGTTATACTCACGAAGCTAAATCCGAAATTCATAAAGAAGACATTGTAAAAGCGGCTTTTATGAAACATTGTGCCTCTCATGACAAGGATCTGGTTAACACCAAGGATATGGATGACAATAAAACTCATGCAGCTTGTGCAATGCAATATAAAAAAATGGCATCTATGTTAAATGAAACATCAGAGGCTGGACTGACCGATAAGCAAAAAACATTACCACCATTCCTTCAAAAGAAAATTTTAGAGAAACAAAATCAAGAGGGTAAAAAATAATTTATCTTTTTGCGTGTAATATAGTATTATGAGAATAAAAACCGTAGCAAATTGTACAGAGATAGGAATTCCCATAGGCCCACCTTCATTCTTAAATGAAACTAATTTTTGGTTTAAGGTTAATTTTGACGTAAATGATCCTAGTGTTTTACCTGTAGTTATAAAAGATACCTCACATCCAAATATAAGAGTAAACTCTTCGTCAGGGGCATTAACTCTCTACAATCAATACTCTACTGCGGGTCAACGTGATATTTTAATACAAGGAGGCTTTGGAAATAATGGCTCATCTAATGACCAATTTTGTTTCGCTCAAACATCCAAGCATGATTCGAATGGAGATGCAAAACCTTTTTCTGGCAGAGCGCCTAACTCTACACCTGCAAATATCAAAGAAATTGTTATTTCAAGTAATCGAGAATTTTTCTTGCATGGTCAAGGAGATTTTAAAGATTTTTCAAATCTTGACAGGCTGTCTGGTTGGAACAAATATAATGTAATCAAAAGTGCAGATCCAGCAACAGAAATAAGAAAAGCAGCTACTGGAACAGCATTTGTAGATAGAACTTTCCAAGGTTGTACATCTTTAACTAATAATGTTAATATTTCTGGTATCGCAAATTCAAAAGATATTTTAACAAGTGCGCAATATACTTTTGCTGATTCAGCAGGTCTTAAAATAAGCTGGTATCTCACAGGAGTTACTAATGCAAATTATATGTTTTTAAATTGCACTAGCAATTTTGACTTTCCAATGCAAGTTCTTTTCAAGAGAAATGTAATTCTTCCTGTAGTTACATCAGCAAAAGGAATGTTTGAAGGCTGTACTAATTTTACAGGAGCATCGGCAACTCAAATAAGTGCCTGGAGAATGAAATCTTGCACGAATGCTAGTGGAATGTTTAAAAATACTGGAATAGTTGACGGCACCTCAATAGAATACCTATTTGGCGACGGAACTAACTCAACAATGCTGGATGTGAGTTCTTTGTTTGAGGGTTGCACTAGTTTTACTGGAGAAAAATTCAATAAAACAAGTTTTTCTGATTTAACAACTGCCGCCAATATGTTTAAAGGCTGTACAAGCTTTAATCCAGCCGCTATAAATAAGCTTCTCAGTACAGCATCAGCTACATTAACAGATATATCTGGCATACTTGAAGATTGTAGTAGCTTAACAAATGGTTTAATATGGACATGGAAGTTCCCAAATGTCACGAATGCTGAAAATGCAATGAAGGGCTGTAGTTCATTCAATGGCTCAATATTTGAGTGGTTTCGGCAAAACACTACTGTCGAAAATACAAGCGGAATGTTTGAAGGTTGCTCCTCTTGGACGGGTTCAAGCAGTCAAGGTGGTAGCAATCAAACAAATTTTAGATTACATGCTTGCACCAATGCAGACAGGATGTTTAAGGGATGCACAGCGCTTAATACGACAAAGTTAGGCAATCTGTTTCGATTAAATACGCCCGTCGTAACTTCAGCCCAAAGTATGTTTGAAGGTTGCACATCCTTGGACATAAATGCCAGTCAATGGAAATTAACCAGCCTACTTAATGCCACAAACATGTTCAAGGGATGCACATCTTTAGTGGCAAATGCATGCCCTTTTTGGTTTATTCAGGCTAATGCAAACCCTAATACAGTGCCAAAACTTCAAACAGCCGACGGAATGTTCGAAGGTTGTTCTTCTTTGACTCTAGGTTCAGGCACAACTACAGGAATGAATAGGTGGGCTCTTCCTAAGCTATCTTCTGCAATTGGAATGTTTAAGAATTGTTCATCTATTGGTAATTTTTCAAGCCTTCGTAATTTACTAGGTGAAGCTACTATAAATGGAGGAAGTCTGATTCCTGAACTCGCAAATGCAGAGAGCATGTTTGAAGGTTGCACTAGTTTTAATACTAGTGATGCCCTTTGGGTTTTATCGAATTTATCAAATGCAAAAAATATGTTTAAGGGTTGTGCCGCATTCAATCCCCCAAATGTACAGACTTGGCTTCAAAATGCAAGAGGTCATAGTCTCACAAGTGCAGAAAGCATGTTTGAAAATTGCACTGCTTTTAATCCTACTCAAATCGGACATTGGCAATTCCCGAACTGTACTACAGCTAAAGCAATGTTTAAAGGTTGTACCAGCTTTAATAAAGTTGTTTGGAATTTCTTTCATGCTGGTCAAAGCAATTCTATTCAAAGCACAGAGAGTATGTTTGAAGGGTGTACATCCTTTGTTGAGGGGCAATTTGGGCAATGGAATTTAAATAAAACTCCAGTGTTTAATAATGCAAATGCAATGATGAAAAATGCGAGTGCATTTGGAGAATCATGTACTGTATTAGAAGATATGCTTCCATTGGCTGCTGTACGAGTTGACTGGTTATTAGGAACACCAAAGGATGGTACATGCTCAGCAGCTCCCGTATCTCCCCCGACAGGAGACAATTATGAAGTCATTACAGCAGATAATATTGATTTTGCAAATAGTGGTTTATGGAATTACAGAAAAAGAATAGCGGGTCTTTCTAATACTGATGCAGAAACTATAGCTCCAATGTGCAATAGTGATGAAAATGATTATTTAGAGTTTGATGACTCAACTCTAGGTTATAATTTTAAAGTAAATGGCTGGTCTGGAGAAAGATATAGACCCACTACTCTTGATTCTAATGTGTATCGTTTTAATAACAGACCTTATGTTTATAGACCAGCCGCTGGTATTGGCTTTTATTACCAGTTTGTTATAGTTTTTAATAATAAAATTGATATTCCTGCTGGATCTAAATTTATCGCTTATGCACAAAGTGGGCTTGCCAATGTTAGAGTAAGAAATGGTCATAGTTTCGGAAGAAATGGTAATTATGGAGCAAACACAGCTTACCCAATGACCTGCAGAATGCATACAGGAGATTCTATAGGACAAAGTCCAACTGGTGCTATAGGATGGGATGGTTGTAATTGCTGTCCAATTACATATTTTAGATGGGCAGCCAGTCTGGGTGGAGGAAACAATACAGTTGGTAGCGATATAAAAGGCGTTAAAGCTATATCTTTTCAGACTCACTCAGGTTGTAGAGCCACGCCTGCTGTTAACGTTAGATTATTAGCTTTATCAGCAAGACCTCCTGCTCTCAGAGGTCCAGCGGTTCAAATTGACGGATCAATAACTTTGAAATTTAAGGCAACTAAATTTCTAGACATACCTTTAACAGTGGGTTCTCTTACTGGTAGCGCAACAATAGATTGGGGTGACTCAAGCACCTCAACTTTAACAACAGGAAGCTCAGTAGTTAGCAAAACTTATTCGAATTCAGCCGACAGAACGGTCACGATCACAGGTGATGTCATTGGATTTGGCTCTACAGTTACAAATAATGGTTATCGTTACGTCGAAAGCGATGGAGCAATATTTGCTTCTCCTCCAGCGACTTTCAAAGAGAATCTAACTGAATTCACCATAGACAAAATGCCAACACTTAAAGATTTGTCGTATGCGTTTCATGAATGTACAAATTTAACAACCGCAAACATTTCCACATCATTAATTGATTATGTTACCGATTTAACATCAATGTTTCATGATTGCAGATCTTTAACAAGTGTAACTTTCCCCTCAACATTCAACGCCAAAAGAGTAAAAACTATGGCAAATATGTTTAGGGGATGCGTAAATCTTACAAGTTGCGACATATCAAATTTAGATACAACAAGATGCACTAGTTATGAAAATATGTTTTACGATTGTACTAGACTTACTGATATTACTTTTGGAACGAATTGGTCTTTTAAAAGAGTTGCTAGTTTAAACTATATGTTCTTTAATTGTAGATCTTTAACAAGTGTAACTTTTGCAGACATAGATAATCATACAACTAGTTCTATCGGAAGTTATCTAAATATGTTTTACAATTGTAGTTCATTATCAACGCTATCTTTTAGTGCCACTAAATTTCTTAATAGTGGAGTAAGAAACGCGCGAAATATGGATGGAATGTTTTTTGGCTGTTCATCACTAAGCTCTTGTGACATTTCCCATATGGCAACAAATTATGTTACAAGTCGTCCGCTTCGCTGGGATAACGCTGCATTTGTAAGCACTGCTTCTAATTTACCTACTGCTTGGCAGTAAATTTACTTGCTATTCTTTCATAAATATATTATAATGTATTCTTAATTATAATATAAATATGACAGATTCAAATAATAAAACAGATTCAGAGTGGAAAAATAGAGAGCTTGGAGCTTTATGGAAAAAAGAGGGCAAAAAGCAATCTTTTTATTCTGGATATATTAAAGTAAATAAAGGAACAGATCAGGAGCAAGAAGTTCCGCTAGTAATTTTTGTTAATAAATTAAAATCTAGCGACAGAGCTCCCGATCTTTTGATCTATGAAAGTCAAGACACGAAACAAAAGGTAGCTTCAAATCACGACGACATCCCTGATAGCTTTATTGAATAATTTTTTTAAAATTTTTATTTTTTTAAAAAAAATGTTGACATAGGCTTGCTTCTAGTGCATAATATATGTCATGAAAGCAAATAAAGTCACACTAAATAAAGATGGCACTCCAAGGAAATCTGGGAGCGGTAGAAAGAAAGGTTCTAATTCTTTTGTTAGAATATCTTTTTCTCAATTAAAAGATTATATCAGCGAAAAAACTCCTATTACAGTTAGTAGAGTATGGTTAGAAGATCTAGGAATTATTTCGGCTGAAGAAATTAAATTAGAAAAAATAGAACCTGTAAAAGTAGAAACTAAAGCAGAAACAGAAGAATCAAACAAGATTCTTTTCAAAGTAACAAAATTTGAGGAAGATGAATAAGATGAAAGACCCATTTGAAAAGCTCGTAGGACAACATAATGTAAAGAAAAAGCTCAAGTTCTATCTTGATGCTTTCAATAAAACTCAAAGATCTCCATTCCTAGGTTTCTTTGGGGCTAAGGGTTTAGGCAAAACCGCATTTGCTAATGCATTTGCTAGAAACCTAAGAAATAAAGATGGCTCTAGAAGAACCGTTCTTGAATTAAATTGTTCTAGCATAAAGAACAATGATGATTTCTTTGATCAAATTTTCATTAAGTACATAATGAATCAAGAAGTAACTGTTTTGTTTGACGAAGCACATGAACTTCCCAAAGACTTAACAATGGCTTTATTGACAGTTCTTGACACAAGCGATTCCTCTGTTAGGGATTTCGCTTGGAAAGATACAACTTTCAGCTTCGACTTTTCAAGAATAACATTTCTTTTTGCAACTACAGAAAGCGATAAATTATTTCCTCCACTCAAAGACAGACTTACACCTGTTGATTTTGATCCTTATAATGCAACTGAGCTTGGGAAAATTTTATCTTTATCAGTTGAGTGCAAAATTGAAGAAGAAGTTCTTTCTCAAATGACTTCTGTTGTTAGAGGTAATGCTAGAAATGCTAAATTGAGAGCTAAAGATATTAATCTTTTTGTTGCTTCAGAAGGTATAAAAGTTTTTACAATGAAAGACTATCATAAATTTTGTGATACTCTAGGAATCCTTCCTTTTGGAATTAGTTGTACAGAAAAGCAAATTCTACAAGTTTTAGAAGAGAATGGAGCGTGCAGTCTTTCTATGCTTGCGGCTAAAACAGGATTAAGCTCAACTTCTTTAAGGTGTGACCATGAAAAATACTTATTAATGAATAATTTAATGGAGATAGATGTTAAAAGAAAGTTAACCCCTAGCGGATTAACTCTTGCGAGATCATTGTAAATTAAATGTATCAACACGAGTACGACAAAAGAAATGCGGCATCTATAGGAAATAGAGCTGAACGCATTTTTGTGGCATTAGCTTACAGAAATGGTTATAAAGTAAAACCATCAACTGTTTCAGAGAATAAAATTAAAAAAGTGGATTTCTTTTTAATAAAAGACTCTACATCAAAAGGTGTGGATGTAAAAGCTAGAAAAAAAATCTGCGCATATGATAAAAATTATGATGATGATTGGACTTGGATTGAATTCAAGAATGGAAATGGATTTGATGGTTGGCTTTATGGAGAATCTGATTATATAGCTTTTGAAAAACTTGATTGCTTTATTGTCGTAGATAGGGTATCATTAAAGAATATCTGCGAAAAACTTATAAATAGAGATAAAGAATTTGTAAAAAGTTGCTCAGAGGCTAAATATAGAATATATCAAAGAAGAGATAAAGAAGAAATAGCATTAATTAGAACTTCAGACATTAAAAAATTAAAAAGAAAAGCCATTTGGCAGAAAAAAGTGTAATTAAACATAATGGATTTTAACGAACAAACAGATGCATTTAGATTTAAGCTTGATGACATCACTCGTATTTTTACAGAAGAGTTTGATATCAATACTTTCACGCAAATTGGTGCTCTCTACGAAAAAAAGGTTGAATTATTAAAAGTTATAGATATAATAGAAGATAAGATGCAAGACCTTTTAGGAGAAGACATTGAGTTTGAAGTCGGAGAAGACTTCTTTTCAGAAGAGTAATTTTTAGTTATTACTTTAATTTTTTTATTAATCACAATAAATATATGAATACTAAATTAGGTATCACGGCAATTCTTTGCCTTTTTTCTAACGCCGCAACTGCTGGAACAGGTTCTGTATCCGCTGGTTATGCTTCGGATTATTTCTATCGAGGAGCATTAGTAGCAGAAGAATCAGTTCAAGCTGGAGTAAACTATGGTGCAGATTTGTCTGGATTCAAAGCTTCTCTCGAAGCATCCACAAATCAATCTGTCGAAGGTGGAGCTGATGCTTATATCATCTCTACAGGAGTTTCCAAGCAACTAGGAGAGCTTGTTGATCTTTATTTAGGTCTTCAACACTTTGAATTAGTTGATGGTAATTCAAACCTAGATGTTGAGCTTGGTTTTGGAATTTCTACAATTCTAAATCCTTCTGTTTCAATTTTTAGAGACACAGATGATGATTTGTATACATTTGAACTTGGTGTAAATCATCAATTTGATTTAGATGTTGCAGAACTTTGTGTTCATGCTTTGTATGGAAATACAGATGTAACCAAAGCCACCGATGCTGACTATTGGATTGCAGGAGCAAAAGCTTCTAAATCTATCTCCGAGAATGCCGATCTAGCATTGTCTTATGATTATGTAGACTCCGACCTTATTGATAATGAGTCAATTTTCGGTGTTTCTTTGAGTGTTTCATTCTAACCCTACAATAAATAATATTATGACAGATGTAGTTAATAAAGTAAAGTGTGCCGTTTGTGGCATTAGCGCCGTACTCCTTTCCGTTATCGGATTGCTTGTACTTTCCCAAGTTGTTTTTGGTGAAAATGCAGGTATTGATGTTATTGGAAATCTTCAAGGTATTGTTAATGGATTCGTTGGTCCAGGAGCAAGCCTTGCTGGAGTTATTACTCTTGTTTTGATTGTATCACTACTCAGCAATCAAGGCGGAAGTTGCTCAAGCTCAAAGAAGTAGTTTTTCTACTGCTAAAAGCTAAAAATCCATAGCGCGAGTTACATCTATCTCGTTGGTAAAAACTCCCCGAAAGGGGAGTTTTTTTTTGCTTTTTTTTGTTTTCGTTTTACTATAAGTTAATGAATAGAGAAAATTTAAATTTATATATTGTTTACTTTACTCTTTTTGTCAGAAATAAAATAGAATATAAATCAATTATAAGAGCTGACTCTGCTGATGATTGTAAGTCAATTTTAAGAAAAAAGATTAAAAGAGATTTTATATTGTATGAAATCTCTAATGTAAGATGTTTTAAAATTAATTCTGAAAATTATAAAGGAAGAAGGCTTTCTGATAAACAAATAAATATTTTGATGGATGTCTCCTACCCAAATACAAAACATAAACTTTTTAAATTTAAAAAAGATGCTTGGTTTAAAAATTCAAGCAAAAACAGGAATGAAAATGGCACTTTTAAAAAGGGGTTTATTCCATGGAATAAAGATTTAAAGCTTAAAATATAATTTTTTAATGAAAAGGAAATTTAATAATATTCGGCGAAAAGAAGATATATTAAGATTACGAAAAGAAGGAAAAACTTATAACGAAATACAAGATGAACTAGGTGTTTCCAAATCTGTAATTTCATATCATTGTGGAGAAAACAGGACAGAAAAGAAAAGGGTTGTAAAAAGAAATAAATCAACCGAACATAAATTAGCAAAAAAAATAAATGCGTTTAAATCTAGATGCTCAAGAGATAATTATAGAATTTTTAGAACAAAAATAAAAACTTTCAAAAAAAGAAGAAGGGAAAATAGAACACACGCATTTGTTAATAATATTTCTAAAAATTTTTCAGTAAAAGATGTTGTACGGAAATTGGGACCTTCACCAAAATGCTATCTTACTGGAAAAGAAATTGACATAAACAAACCAGAAACCTATCATTTTGACCATATAATTCCTGCATCAAAAGGCGGAACCAATGATCTTGATAACCTTGGTATATGCACTAGACAAGCTAATTATGCAAAGAACGACTTAAGTATAGAAGATCTTTATGAACTTTGTGAGGATATTTTAAAATGGAGAGATGCAAATAAATCCAGCTAAAATTCATATATTTAGAAATTGTAATGATATTTTTGAGAGTCTACTAGAGTCTTTTAATAAAAATTATTGCGAAAACCATGTAACCAAGGGAACTGCATATAAAAACGATTTTTTTGATGTAATGAAATTTGATTCCCAAAACCCTATAAAAAAATTTATTTATAAAAATTTAGTTGAAAAGATTAACCAAAGCATTCCATTAATTAAAATTTTAAATGAAGAAGATGATTATATAAAATGTGAATGCACTATTTTTTATGTCGAAGATTTTGCAATAAATGGATTTTATATGATACAGAATACATTTGCAATTAAAGATAGTGATATGTACAAATTTAATATTTGGACTTTAAATTGCGACACATTTCTAGAGCTAGATGCTCATTGGTTATAACACACTTGACAAAAAAAAAATTTTTTGATAAAATTATTTCATGTTCGAATACTTAATTAACTCCAAGTTCTAAATGAAAGCTCTATCTTTATTTTCAAATGTAGGTTTTGGCGAGGTTTACCTAAACCAATTAGGTATAGACATCGTTGTGGCAAATGAATGGGAAACTAGAAGATGTAATCTATATAAAGAGTTTCATCCAAACACAAATGTAATCTGTGGAGATATAACTAAAGATGATGTAAAAGCTCAGATATATGATGCATGCCCTGATGCAATATTTGGAGAAGGAATAGATCTTATAATAGCAACTCCGCCATGCCAAGGAATGAGTGTGGCTAATGCAAAAAGACATCCAAAAGATAATAGGAATAAACTAATAGTCCATGCTATGGAAGTTTTTAATTCCTTACTTCCTAACTATATGTTAATTGAAAATGTTCCTGCTATGGCGGAAACCTATATAAATGTTGATGGCGAAGTCATAAATATGATTGATTACATAAAATCTGAATTGCCAGATGATTATGATATTAAATATAAAGTTTTAAATGCTCAAGATTACAATACGCCTCAATCAAGAAAAAGATTTATAGGCTTAATTTCTAAAGGCGGGAAATGGGAACACCCTAAATTTAAAAATAAATTAATTACAGTAAAAGATGCTATAGGTCATTTACCCTCCCTTGAATCTGCTGAATCTAGTAAATTTCCTTGGCATTATGCAAAAAAACATAATAATCTTCATATTAAATGGATGAAACATACTCCAACAGGTAAATCAGCTTTTCAGAATCTAGTATGGAAGCCGATGAAAGATGGAAGGCTTATTAATGGATTTGCTACTACATACAAAAGAATGGATTGGGATAAACCTGCTCCAACAGTTACAATGTGCAATGGGGCTATATCAAGCCAAAATAATGTTCATCCAGGTAATCTAAAAAAAGATGGAACTTATTCGGATGCTAGAGTTTTATCCGTAATGGAGTTGGGCATTCTTTGTGGATTGCCCGAAGATTTTTTTGACGAACTAAAAGGTAAATACCAAGAAGGTTTGATAAGAAAAGTTTTAGGAGAGTGCTTTCCACCTACAATGTGTTTAGAAATTATGAAAGGATTATTTAATGAAGATAGTTAAAGAATTAAAAAATGCAACCTTTGAGTACAGGGAACTAGATAAAGAATTCACCATCGTGGATAAAGAAGGTAATCAAGCTATACTTAATTTCAGATATGCTTTCGCATTTGTTCGGTTTGCTCTTAGAATTTTTCAAAGAAATTGGTTTAGAGATAAAAAATGTCTTGACAATTTTGATGATGATGTGCTAGAATATGAAGAACAAAAACAAATGGAACTTTTTAATAAATAAAAATTATGCAAAAATTAAAATTATTCTTAGATCTAGAAGAACGTTTCGCTTCTCTCTCTACTGCTGACATTGTTTATGCAGATGATAGTGAAGAATTTTACTACAAAGATACTGATGAGGCTGTACCCGAAGGAGAACCTATAGGTATAGATGTGCCTATGTATGATTTTAATTATCTTCAATATGCAGATGATGTAAAATCAAACGATCAATCAAAGGATGCCGAGAAATGGAGATACGGCGCTAACCAAGAATATGAATGTCTTTTGGGGGGAGGTATACCCGCTAAAGAAGTCAAATTAATACTTTTTAACAATATCGTTTACAAAACAAAGGAAGGATAAAATATGAATATGAATATGAATATGAATACAGAAAGAATTGTTTGGGCATTGGTGGTAGTTTTTTTACTTTATTTTACAGAAAGATCTTCCTCAATGTTATCTGATTATGAAATGCTTGAAAAAAATTGGAAAATATCTTCTAATTTACAAACAGATTTAATCAATGACATGGTTATGTCTAGAGAGAGTGCTTTGCAATCTAGATACTCACAAGGCTTTGAAGAGGGGAAGTCTTCAGCATTGGTAACATTTGCCAACGATAAAGAAGGATTCTTGTCATATAAAGATGGTTACCACGCAGCTATAAAACAATTTAATTTTAGAGACGAATCGGAAGAAGTCCCTGTAATCAGAGGAAAAGCTCTAAAACCTCAACTTCCTGAAAATATAATAAATACTAAAAGTGTTTTAAAATGAAGTTTGTAGATCAATATGCATTAGAATATTGCTTAAATAAGTTTGCGCCTTATTTAATTATCTATATATTGTTATTTACGAGCTTGGGATTAGATGACTTTAGAACTTGGGTTATTTGTGGTTTAATTTTCTTTATAGACAAATATGCCTTTAAAATAGGCAGATCTTTGGGAGAGTATGAAAATAACCCTAAATTTAGAAAGGAAGTTGACGATAATTTAAATGAATAAACTTACTCAAGAAGAATTTATAGAAAAATCAAGAAGAATACATGGAGACAAATACTCTTATGATAAATTAAATTACCATACAAATGATGTCCCGATAACATTAATTTGCGATGTTCATGGAGAGTTTTCTATCTTACCTAGAGATCACTTAAGGAATGATTCAACCTGTGCCGCAACTACAGGTTGCAAGAAGTGTTTCTTAAAAATCAAATTAAAAACAAACACTCAAACTAAATTTAAAAGAAGAGTTTTTTCTTGGGATCAATATTGGTTTTTTCAATACACACTTTACTTAAATAAAGGATTTGAAGAAGAGTTTGTATCTGTCATAAAATCTAGATCTTTTGATAAAGCCTCCGATATTTTATTAGATAAAGTAAAAAAAGACAATCCAAAAATTTCTATAAAAAATATAAGAGGATCTATGTTTCATAAAAATTTTGTCTTTGATAGGGAAAAGTCTTCTAAAATAACAATTAAAGATTGGGAAGACATTAGAAATTGTTGCTACCCAAATGAAAATGATTTTTTATTTAAGTTAAAAATAAACACACTTAATAAAAAAGACATAGAAAAAAGAAATAAAAAAATAGCTCTAAACCTTTCATAATTATGTTAAGCGAGAATGTAGATTTAAATTATAAAATAACAAAAAAAGATATTGAAAATTTCAATCAATACTTGGCTGATTATCAACTTGATATTTTAAAACTCTTGCAGAGAAAAAGAAGAACCAATCATTTACTAAGCATCGAAGAAATTGTGAGCAACTTTAACTTGCATATGTTAAAAAATAGAGAGAAGGTTATTCGATTCAGAAATGACAATTACACAATATTTTCAAAAGAAAGTTTTCATTATTTAATGTGTGTTTTTGCAAAAAATGCGGTAACATGGATGCATTGTAGGGAAAAAAATAGAAAATATTACAATAAGAGACATGACCTTGAATATAAAACTCAAGATGGCACTATAACAAGTTTTGAATTATTTAGTAAATTTTGGAGCGAAGAAGAGGAGTATAGTTTTGATGAAGATATAAAAAGTAAATCTTTTTTAAAACATCTAGTGGAATATAGCGGTTGGTTAACAAAAGCTGAAATTGAACTTATTGATTTATTAATGAAAGATTATAGCCAGCGCGAAATTTCTGTAATCAGAAAATGCTCGCATCAAGCAGTATCCGCAGCTTTTAAAAATCTAAAACTTAAAATTGATAATAGAATAAAGTATAAACCTTTTGATGATGATGCTTGGAAAAATATCACAAAAGGCAATGAGAGTTTAAAGAATTTGTTTTCATACAAGATTAAATCATGAGAAAAAAAATTTCAAATCAAAAAAAGTTTAGAAGAAAAAAGTTTTCAGTTGATCAATATTGGAATATGCATTATACAGAAATGTATAAGGATAAAACAGAAAAAGATTTCAAAAGCTTCATTAAAGCAAAGTCTTACGATTTAGCCAAAAAAATTTTAAAGAAAAAAATAATCGAAGATAATCCTAATACAAAAGTAAAAGCTATTATTGGTTATATGTTTCATGGCAAATACAAGAGATCGGATAATATTAAGCTTTCTTTAAGTAATTGGGAGCAGATTAAATTAGCTTCATACCCTAATATAAATAATTTTTTATTTAAAAAAGAAGTGCCTAGACCAGAAGGTTATTCAAATCGATTTAATAAAACAAATTACGATCATATTTCTACAATAGGTTTCAAAAAAGGAGAAGATAATTGGGTGACAAAAAACCGAAAAGGCAAAATGTTGCCGATAGAAGACAGGCAGGGCAAGAAATGGACAGGAGATAAATGGATAGATTGGGATAAGTCGGAGATGTCTAGAATTAAAAAAATAATGATTGAAGCTCTTAAAAAACATGGAAATAGAAGAACAAAAGCTTGTAAAGAAATGAATGTTTCAAGAAATAAGTTTTATAAGTTGATGCAAAGAATTGAGGGTAAAGATTGGTGGAATAAGAATTATCCCCCACCAAAACCAAAACCTCCAATTTTGCCAACAAAAGTTAGATCTGCTATTCAAAAAAAAACGATGCAAAAAAGAATTAGCCAAGGGTATATCCCTTTTAGTCATATAACAGAGGAGCAAATAAAGAAAAGAGCTGAGTCAATTAGGTTTACTAGAAAACTACAAAAAGAAAAGTTTTACCAAAAAATGATACCCAAGATAAAAAATGCTTTACCATTAAATAATAATAGCAGGGTTAATACTGCAAAATATTTAGGTTTAACAATATCTCATATGCATAAGATAATGAGAGAGACGAAAAAAATGTACAAAATAAACTGGACAGATGAATACCCAACTCCAACAGGAAAAAGTCAATACCAAATTTAAAGAAGATATTTTTAATAAATATTTAGAAGCATATCAAACAGATATGCTAAGGATTATATATAAGCATAGAAGAAGCAATCACGTTCTTTCTGTTGAAGAAATAGCTTCAGAAGCAAACCTTTTAATAAGCAAAAAGAAAGAACATATTATATCAATAGATGATTTTAATGAAAACAATTTTAAAAAAATAGCTTATGCTTATGTCAGGAATGCTATAAAATGGAGCGCATGGAGAGAAAACGATACAAAGCAGAAACAAGGGGTTGTGGATGGCTTTATGTACGATGAAGGTTCGGGCGAAACATTAACAACTTTTGACTTTGCATTAAATCAATCAGATTATAGCGAAGAAGACAAGACAGACTTGCATGATGAACACGATAGACATAAAAATAGTATAAACTTTTTTAGATCTTTTCTAACAAAATCCCAATGCGAAATAATGGATTACCTTCTAGAAGGTAAAGATATTTATGAAATAGCAAGCATTTATAATATAAGCAGACAGGCGGTAGATTTTAAAGTACAAGATATAAGGGCTAAAATAAAAAACCATCCTAGTTTTAAGGATGGTTTGAGCAGTAAATCTTTAAAAGACGCAACTTTTGATTGTATTTCTAAGGGGCAAGATGCAATAAATAATTTTTTTAAGGAAACAAAGGTAGAATTTTCTGACAAAGATTTACATTCATTAAAAAATATTTTATTATCTTCTCCAAAGTTTTATACAGCAGAAGAAATAAATAAAAAATATTTTGATTCTAAATTCAGCGAAATTTTAATTTACAAAAGAGCAAGGTCAATAGGTTTAAATTTTTTAATGACAAAAAAAAGACCTACTTATGCTTTTAATGAAGCTCAAGAAAAACTTTTAATTAATTTATTTAAAAAAGGTAGTCGTGGGAAAAAAATATATGATGCAAAAACTATTGCAAAAAAAATGTGTTTGAGCGAAAAATCCATTATACATAAACAATACCATATGTTTAAGCAGGGCATTTTTCATGAAACTTTTAAACAGAGAAATGATAGACTTAAATTACTCAAAAGAGTATTCAAATCAAAACTTTTTGATTATCGAAGACCAAAAAAATATCAATTAACTGATTCTGATAAAGAGAATATTTTAAATATTTTAAAATCTCAAGGAGATAAATACAATTTAAAAAATATTTCGAGAAAATTAAAAATACCCTTGAAAATTATTAGTGGATATAGATCAGTATTGATAAGGAAAAAACTTTTACCCAAGCTTGGTGACAAAAAGAGAATTTCAAAATTCTCAAGAAAACAACATTCTGATTTAATAGTTTCAATCAACCAAGGCAAAAGTATAAAATATACTATTGAAAAAACAGGAATTAATAAAGGCTCTTTAAGAGGAATGTGCTTAAATGCATATAAGAATAAATTAATTACTAAAGATCAGCTTGTGAATTTTTATAAAACTACTTGATTTTTACGATATTTAGTGTATAATAATGTGCATTGATCTTTGAAAATTTTGGGGGTGTTTTTGGATTTGACTAGCATTGAATTCATTCACGGCAAGTCGGAGAAGTGTCTGGCTTCGTTAATAAGACACAAAGCTATATATGGCGAAGGTTATAATAGCATAGAGGAGCTTCTTGACGCGGCTCGTGAAGAGTATGCAGTCTCTCAAGTAATTGAAGAGGCTACTGCCCTTTATGAAGCGGAAGAGCTTCCAATGGCAGCGTAAAGTCTGTCACCTCGCAACTTTTGACGCAGATAAAAAGATTGCGGGGTCATCAATCTGCAAAAACAGAAAAGGTTTACCTGTTAATAAACTGCAAATAATTGTAACAGGGAGTTGGATGTTAATATCATAACTATAAAAAAAATTAACTAAACTTGTAGAAGTGAATCGTTGAAGATGATTAGGACGCGGGTTCAACTCCCGCCACCTCCACCATTTTCTTGACTTTTTTAAAAAATTTCAATATAATTATATCATGAAGTTAACAGAGGTAGAATCTAGAGTTTTTAAAAAACTAATCGAAGAGCTTACAGAGTTAAGCTTAGAGTTGATTCATGCATTAAACAAACCTAAAAAAGAAAATGCAAAAGAAATTATAGAAGAAATTTCAGATGTTAAAAAATATTTAAATTTATTAGAGGGCTTAATAAATGAACGAGTTTAGAATAAAATATAATATTGGAGAAGATCATGCTGAATTAGACAATTTTCATTACTATATGGCAGACTCTTCAATCCAAGCACTAGCTTTCCATTATGACATGGCGAGAAAAAAGAATTTAAAAATGCAAACTCTTTCTGTGGAAAGATATTGTAAATATGCAGAAAAATGGATTGATGAAAGTGAGGTTTTGAATAAAAATATTTCACTAGAAAATGTTTAGATGTAAATTATTATGTAATTTATTCTAAATATTGAACTTATATAATATATCAAAACATCCAAAAAGCCCACAAAGGGTTTATGGTGTTATAGAAATACCTAAAGATACCAATGTAAAATATGAATATCGCCCCGACTTAGAGGCATTCATTTACGATAGGAGTTTGATTAGTGCAATGGTTTATCCTGCTAATTATGGATTCATACCAAGCACGAAAGCTGAAGATGGAGATGCTTTAGATTTATTAGTATATAATAATATGCCAATTCAAAGAGGCACTATTGTTGAGTGTAGAGTTATTGGAGTTTTAGATATGGAAGATGACGGAGAGAAAGATTATAAAATACTAGGAACTCCAATTTCCCACATTAGGGAATATAGAGGTTTATCTGATATTGATCCACAATTTTTAAAAATATGTCAAAACTTTTTTTCGCACTATAAAGATTTAAATAATAAAATAGTTGAAGTTAAAGATTGGCATGACGCAGATTTTGCTAGAAAAATAGTAAACCAAAATTATAATAAATTTTAAAAAACATGATTGACGACAAATATTATCAATTTTATCTAAGTAAACATCAAAACCCTAAATGTAGGTTGATGCACTTTATAGGACAATGGGCTACATTGGCTTTCATAGGATTTATTGCTCATGGTTGGCATTGGTACTTAATACCTCTAATTCCATTTGTGGTTTATCCATTTGCATGGACAGGTCATTTTATTTTTGAAAAAAATAAACCATTGGCGGTTGATGGTGTAAAAGATGGGGGCAAAACTACATTAAAAGCAAAATTATGCGACATTCGTATGTTTTTTGACATTTTAAGGGGAAGACTTTCAATTTGGTAAAATGGAATTTTTTATATTGATAGGCTCTCTTGGAATTCTTTATTATTTTTGCATTGAATCTTTGTACAGAAAATGAACGAAAGAGAATTAAGATTACAAATACACAATCAAGAAAAGCAGATTTCAGATTTATATGCTTTGATTGATACATTGCAAACTAATTTAAGAAGTGCAGTTTCAGTTATACCCGAAGATAAAAAAGATAGCATAGTTAAAGTTCAAAGTTTTAAATGGTGCATGAATTGGCGTCAAGGAGACGAAAAAGATGTGTAAAATATAATGTGGATCACAAACATTTATTAGTTAATGCTACTTTTGAAAAAACTCCATTTACTGACGAGTCATTCACAGAATCTTGGATAAAAAATTTAGTCGATATAATCGACATGGAAATTCTACACAAACCAATAGCGGTTAAGTGTGAAGAAAAAGATAACGAAGGCATTAGTGCTTTTTGTCTTATTACTACCAGTCATATTGCTTTGCATTCTTGGGAAAAGAAAGATCCAAATTTAGTTCAATTAGATGTTTATAGTTGTAAAAAATTTGATCAGCATTTAGTTGAAAATGAATTAAAAAAGTTTTCTCCCATTAGGCTTGGCTCTCATTTTCTCGATAGAGGTTTAAGATGTACGAGAGGTTGGCAATTATTTGACGAAGGTATGGCATGAATATATATTTCAAACATTATTGTGGAGCTATAACGCAATATGATTATTTGTTTTTTGAATGTATGGCAGAAGTACCTCTTGAAGAAGAAGAAGAGGCGTTAAATAAAGGTTGGTTGCCTGATGATTATTTCCGTCCCAAAGAAGGTGATAAATCTCATTGGTATCAAGCTAGACAAACAAGGATAGATTTAAGTAAGTTTAAAGAAACGAGAAGAACTAGGAAAGCTAGAAAAAAATGTAATTTAATAATAGAGAAGGTTTTTGATGCAAATATTGTAGATTTAGAAGTTTTAACAGAAATTTTTGATAAATATACTAAATATAGAAATTTTAAAAGTTGGGATTTAAAACCTTTAATAAATTTAGAGATTGATAGAAAAAAATTTATCGTATACCACGAGCAAAAAAATGATAGTTCTTGGCATAAGCCAATAGCATTCTCTTTTATCAGAGATGTCGGAAATAATAGTATTTTCTCAACACAATTTGCTTGGGACTATGAAAATCCAAAATTATATCTAGGTAAATATGCAAATCTCGCAGAGATTGATTATTGTATTGATCAAAAAAAAGATTATATGTATCTTGGTTTTGGTTATGAAAAGTCATGTATTTATAAAGCGGATTATGAAGGTTTTGAATTTTGGACGGGCGAAGAATGGTCTGATGATATTGAGCATTATAAGTGGTTATGTGAACGAGATTCTAAAATAGAGAAAACAAGTGATTTAGATAAAATAAAAAGATATGATGATAAATATTTTTTTAAATGATAGAAGATTACATAAAATATATTTCTTTAAAAAGAGATGAATTAGGCGGTCATGCGATTTGCCCGTTTGCAAAAAGTTTTTTAGATAAGATTGAAATTATAGAGTCTACTAATTTTATGGCAGATGCATTTGAATGCATGCAAAACAAAGAGCATCCCATGCTATATTTAATTTATGGCAACCCGAAACAATTTGATAAAAAATGGCTAGAAGAATTTTGTAATGATCATCAGCAATTTGCAAAAATCAAAGATTTGTGGTTGATATGGGATCACCCCGATCAAATTAACAAAATCAATGGCATAGAAACAAACAATAAAGAGTATGCTATATTATTAATACAAGGATTAAGTGAACTAAACAAGCATTCCAAACGATTACATAAGACAAATTATTATGAATTTTGGGATAAAGAATATTATAATAATATAGTTAAAAATAGAATATGAAAAAATTATGGTTAATATGGGCAAGAACATTAGATCATCGGGTAGGCAGAACTGATGATGACGAACCCGACATTCCAATTCTTTCTTTAAAAGATGCGCAAATAAGTTTATTAATAAGAACCATTATAGTCTTGACAAATATGATAACTTGTGGTTTTATAGTAGCGAACATAATTAAAAATTGGTAAATGAAAAATAAAGCTAAATTTGTAGAAAAACGATGGGGACATGAAATATGGTTCGCAAATAATGAAAAAGAAAATTACTGCGGTAAAGAATTGTTTATCAAGGAAGAGTGTCATACCTCAATGCACTTTCATGTGAAAAAACATGAAGTTTTCTATATACTAGAAGGTCAACTTTATCTTGAGTTAATTGATACAAAAACTGGCGACACTAGCCACATTATATTAAGCAAGGGCGACAAATATGAAATAGAGCAAGGTCAACCTCATCAACTTATTGCTCACAATGGATCAGTAAGACTAATTGAAGCAAGCACATTCCATGAGAATTCAGATTCATACAGAATATATGACGAATTAAGATGAAAAAATACGATCAAATCAATCAAGAAATATTAAAATCTTTACCCAACCCAAGTAAAGGCGCATACGAAATAAAAGTAAAAGTTCCCGAATTTACTTTTCTTGGAGTTAAGGAGCAACCCGATTTTGCTAATGCTTATCTTAGTTTTTATCCAAGCAATAAAATTATAGAATTAAAAAGCCTCAAGCAATATGTTTTTCATTTAAGAGATATTGTTGTATCTTATGAAAGATTAATTAATATTTTTTATGATCATTTAATGGAAGTATATGAACCTGAAAGATTGCGACTAGTGATGGTTTTCAACCCAAGGGGTGGAATATCCTCAAAATTAACTATTGACTCCGATTGGGCAGTTAGAGGTGGTCAAGAAAAGTTTAAGGATTGGATTGAAAAAGAAGAGGAGTGGAATGTCATTATGTAATGAGTGAAAAAGAATTGCCTGATAACTATGTTCCAAATGCCTATGCCTTGCCTTATGCAAGTAATTTATCTGCACCCGTAATTAAACCTGACCATAGCCTTGGTGGATGGAAAGTTGGAGCGGTACATTCTGCAAATAAACACTACGAAGAAAGATTTGATAAATTAAAAAAAGAATTTGAGGAATTAGCTGAAGGTGTTAAGTGGAACGAAATAATATTCAATGCAGAAATGAGAATGAAACCTGTTATTGGAAATATATATCATCTATATCAAAAAGATAATGGAAAATATTTTATGAGTTTATTTGCCCCAAATGAATGTTCTTGGGGAGAGAAACATAAAGGCAGTTTTAGGTTGAATTATGATAATCGATGGGATATTATAAAATAATATGAACGAAGAAGAGAAAAAAGAAATGGAAGAAATGGGTTTAGAAATTACAAACTGCCCCATAACAAATAAAGAAATTCATACAAATTGTTTCATAACAATAGACTATGGATACCCCTCTCCAAAAGATTGGATTATCTATAAATTTCAATATGTCCATCATGATGTTGGCGAAGCTCTTTTAGAAAAAATAAAAGAGTTAAATCCTAAAATAGATTTAGAATCTTATTCTCTTGACCAAAGTATGAGTGGAGAATTAGAATTAAACTCCGATGAATTCACTCAAACTGATTGGGGACATATTAGAATTATTGACGAGTATGAAGATGAATTTTTTGTAAAGAATCTATTCATAGGGGGAGGCAGAGAAACAGATACTTTTAATTTAAGTGGTGGGCAGGTTGCCAGCGCTTTCATAATTCATGGAGATGGTTTAATTCGTATAGAAGATTCCTCTCAAACTTTTAAACATGGAGATACTATTTTGATTCCTCAAGGATGTAGTTTTTGTTTTGTAAATCCTGAAGAATTTTCCACCATATCAATTGTTTTAAGTATGACAAATAAAGATGTTAAAGAATAATACTAATTATAAATAACATTGTATCTACTATAACCTCTCTTTCTAAAAAAAAGAAAAAAAGACTTATCAAAATATAAAGATTTCTCTCTAAATCTTGATTCATTTTTCTAATTTTTCAAAAATTTTGACGACATCAGTTCTTCTGTCTTCTAGTAATTTTTGAGTTTGTATCCATCTTTCTGAATCTCTCGCTCCATTTTTAGCTAAGTCAATTTCAATATGTCTTAATTTACGAGACAAATTTTCTACTCTTGCATTTTCTTTTTTAAGAAAAAATGCTATAATAGAGATCATTGTCCCCATTGCAATCATTATCATTTCGTTTGTGTCCATATAATATATATACACTTTTTTGTTGACAATTTAAAATTCTTAGTCCATAATCTATGGTATGACACAAGTATTAGGACTCACTTGCATAAGCGAAGAACTCAAAGACATAGACAAGAAAAAATATTCTTTTCGAACTATGACTCGTACAGGGTTTCGCAATATGACAATTAAACAAGGTAGGAATGAAGCCATTAAAGTATTATCTGATAGAATTTTGCATAATATTTATGTTACTCAAGATATTCTTCATCATTGTAAGCTATCAAACATTGGGCATTATCGTCTTAGCTCTGCTTTATTTCCTCTCATTACCGATGAAACTCTTGAATTATCTCTTGAAGATTTGCCAAATTTTATTCAAATAGAAAGAGAATTAAGAGGAATCGGTATCATGGTAATGACCACAGGTATATCTATCGGATCTCATCCCGATCAGTTTAATGTTCTTGCATCTCAAAATGAAGATGCTGTTCGTAGGACAATAAACGAATTAAATTTTCAAGCTAGTATATTTGATATGATTGGTTTACCTCAAAATCATACTGCTCCTATGAATATTCATATTAATGCGCCTTTGCCCGATATTGAGAATGAAGATGTAAATGAAGTGAACGATCACAAAAAATTTCACGATGAAAGAATAATAAATGTTGCTGATAGATTTTACAATAATCTGATGAAATGTGATGTTGGTGTTCGCAATCGCTTAACTATCGAGAATGAAGATAGGGGAGTTTGGAATGTAGATAATATCATGCAGTTTAGCGAATATATATTTAATAAATATCATTTCAATCTACCTGTTTGCTACGACAATCTTCACGATATGTGTAATCCTTCAGAAGTTGAATCGATAACTTGGCAAGCAGAGCGTTGTGCATACACATGGATAAACCAAGATTCAGATGACGATGGTGTTTTTGTTGCTCCTGTCTTTCATTGGTCAGAAGGTCTTCCACAAAAACCTCGCGCTCATGCAGATTATTTTGCTCTCGGAAATCGTCCACCTCATATTGCTATTGAACCTGACAAACCTGTCAAGTGGGAATGCGAAGTAAAGGCGAAAGACAAAGCAATTCGTTTGTTACAAGCAAGCACAATATCCGAAACAATAACATCATGATTAAGAAAAATAACAAATTAGAAGTTGGGGATCATGTAAGAGAGAAATTAAAATTAAAAAAAAGAGTTGGTCAAATAATTACTATCTTACAAGATAGTGAAACCAACCCGACTCTCGAATGTATTTTAGTTAATCCAAAGAATCTTTTACCAAAAGAAAATCTTTTTGGAGAACATAAAATATTTAAAATAAAAAGAGATAAGGTAAAATATTATATTCCCCGCCACAAATTATTTGAGAAAAAATCTTTTGAGATAGGAGATTATATTCATTACAAAGGAAGAACTCGGATAAAATATGGTAGAATAATATGTTATTTAAATGAAGAAGAAGGATTATATCCACATTCTTATGATATTCACAAGCACAATGGTAAAGATTTACTTGAATGTGTGGAGATTAATCCAAATAATTTAAAAAGAATATTGGACGAAGAAGATCACCCATGTATTTTTATCGCTAATCCAAACAAAGCTAAAATTGTAGCAGTTTTAGATAAAGATGAAAATGGCAAACCAATTATACCCTTGAGGCTTGACATTTAGTTTTTTTTCTGCGATAATATAAAAATGAATAAGTTAGAAGAAGCAATGGGCAGGATGAATCACATAGAACAAGATATAGAAGCAATGATCTATGCAATCGGTGATTCTTCTCGCAGATTTACAGAAGATGAGTTATTAAATATGCTTATTGGCATGAATCAGCTACATAAAACTCGCTACCAAATGATGTGGCAAGAATACGAAGTTAATAAAAAGAAAAAAAGGGAAGAATAAAATATGAATACTTGTTTAGAATTAGAGCAAAAATATAAAGACAAAATACTTTCATTGTTTTTGGATCATGTTAAAAAAGTTGAAGCAGATCACGATGTTAAAACCGATGGTGATAATACAGATTATTGGAATGCACTCAAGTTAGACGATGGTAGTTTTGTTGATTATAATTTCCACATGATGTCTGAATGGGATGATCTCGATAGAAGTTGGACGTGCGAAGTTTATCCTGTTGATCCACCAACTGAAAATAATAAATATCACTCTATTAATACTAATTATACATTGTTATTAGCTTTTTATCATCCCGAAGAAAATAAACTAGATGTAGAGAAATGATAGATGAATAGAGTAGATTATATTGCAGTTGATTGGAATCGTCCACATGGACATGAAAGATTGCCCGAAAAACCAATTAAGATGACTAAAGAAGAGGCATTTAAATTAAATAAACAATTATTATTAAATCACGAAAAGAAAAGATATATAAGGGCGGAGTTAAAAAATGAAAAATAAAAATGCAAAACTAGGAGAAGAAGGATGGTATAGTTGGCTAACAATTAGACAAGAAGATGATACAGATGATTGGTCTGCACCAATTATGTGGTTAGACGATATGTCTGAAGATAATCTATTTCCATCTGATGATTTAAATATTGATTGGGTAGAAGAAATGGACAAAGAAGGCGCTCCAATCATAGATGGCGATCATTTAGGTAGAGATATTTGCATAGAAGTAACTTGTCCATCGAAAAACATTGACAAGCGTCGTGCAGTAGGTTATAATATAGACTTTAATTGGAACTAAAGCAGAAAGGTAATTATCATGGGATACGATTTATCAAACGAAAAAGGACATGGGTATAGATGGAATATGTGGGGTTGGGGTAGTGTTTTTAATTTAGCACTAAGTTATGATTGGCAACCCCTTGGTACAGAGTTAGATTTAAGTTATTTAAATGAAGGGAAAGATGACGATCATGAAGCAGAAGAGTGGGCAGGTGGATATTTTAGCAATGATGGTCAACTTGTTTCCAAAGAAGATGCAGAGGGCTTCGCTAAAGCACTAGAATCTTCCCTTGACGATATTCCCGACAGAGATGTCAGACCAAGAACATCAGGTAAAATAGATGAAAGTTTCTTTGAAAAAAGAAAGAAGATTTGGGGGCAACAAAAAGCATCTTTATTGGTTGAATTTTCGGGAGAAGAAAGTAAAAAATATTTAAGAGGTTTCATTTCTTTCTTGAGAGAAGGTTCTTTTAGAATATATTAAAATAAAAGCAATGTGGAATTACAGAATAATTAAAGATAAAGACACTTATGGTCTTTATGAAGTCATTTATAATGATGATGGAGAAATATCCGCACATTCTGAAAAAGCAGAATTAGTAGGAGATAGTGTTGAAGATTTATTAAATTCTTTGAGATTAATGCTTGATGATGCACAAAAGTCTTCTTATAATATTTTAGAAATGGATAAAATAAAATTTGCTCCACTTGTAGATGAGTCGGAGAAAATGGAAACAATAACTTTAGATAAACTTTTTGGACATGAAGGAGAAGTCGAAGAAACAAACTAAACAAAGTAAACCTAAAAGTCAAAACGGAAAAGGTGATTCGCCTAGAAATATTTCAGCTAGGTTTAAAAAAAACTACGAAAAAATAAATTGGAAAAAAAAATGAAAATATCAATTTCAACAGATAATAAAGTTTTTAGCGTTGAAGATGAATATGGATTCGACTGCTCAACTATTCATGATGCGGTAGAAATGTTCAAGGGTCTACTTGTATGTGCAGGATTCCACCCTAGCAATGTAGATGATGCTTTTAATACCGAATATACATGGTTTACTGAAGAAGAAAGAAATGACAATATGCAAGGTCATCTCAAAAACGACAAATATAACGAAGGTTATGCTAAAGGTTGGGACGAAGCATTGCACAATAAAAAAGTTCAAGACTTTCAAGAAAATTTATACAAACAAGATGATAGTGATTACATTTTTTAACTATGAGACAAGAAGATGATCCATTTGAAAATTTTAGTAATTTCATTAGCTTAATCTTAACAATTCTAATTGTTATAATTTTTCTTGGAATAGTTTTTTCTTGCTCAAATAAGGATATGTATTATATTTATTTGGAGCATGACCCAAGAGAGCCATTGTATAGCACTTCCTCGCTAAAAGATGCTCAAGAGTATTACGAATATTTTAAACCATTTCATTCAGATATGTATATACAGACTACTGAACAAGAAAATAATTTAGTAATTTTAAAATGATACAAATAGAAGATGCAAACAATGAAAGTTATCACATTAACCCATCAAATGTGGTATATGTTAAAGCTCGGCATGATCCTCTCAAGGGCGAAAAATGGTGGAAAATAACTTTTGTTAATGGCGAGCAATTACATACTCGCAACGAAGCAGGAGTTACATCTATCATCAATGCAATAAAAGTAAAAATTAAAATATAAGTTTATGAAGAAAAAATCTAAAAAATCTAGGTTAGCATATATTAGGTGGGAACATGGAATGAGAATACAAGAAGAAAAAGACAAGAAGTTTAAAGATAAATATGGAGATGTAAAAGAGCAAGAAAAAGAGTTGGAGCGAGAAGAGCTTAAATATTTAGAGGACGAATTGCTAATATGCGAACCCACTAATTTCTTAAATAGATTTGGTGAATAATGGATTTTTTGCTTGCAGTAATAGTCGCTATTACATTATTATGTATATCAATCAATAACCTATGGAAAAATGACAGAAAATAATCAAGTATTATCAACAAAATGTAGAGTAAACTCTTTTCTTGTATGCGATCAAATATATACCGATCCTGCAACAGGAAAAATTTCCTTATTGGGTATTTTTTCCAAACTTAGGGCAAAAGATTTCCCTGTTAGACATCCACAAATGGTTTGGTATGTTTCCCTGTCCGAACTTTCCGTTGGTGAGCATAATCTTAAAATTTCTATTACAGACCCAATGGGAGAAATTGAAGCAAGACAAATAATAGATAGAGATTTTTCATGCAACTCCCCAAATACTAGAATAAATTTAATTAATGAAATTAAGAGGTTAAAGTTTGAAGAACCTAGAAATTATTCTATTATAACTGAAGTTGATGATGAAATCGTCTTTGTTGACACTTTTCCTGTATCTTATCCTGACGATGAATAATAAAAAAATAATTTGGGGTTCTGAAGATAAGGTTAAAAAATATAATAAGGAAGTAAATCAAATCCTTAATTGTCTTGATGATATTGAGGAAGGTTACGGATTATCTCTAGTAACAGATGAAAGTTCTTTCTTAGATTTTGATTTAACTAAAGAACAATTAGATCAATTAAGTTTTGAATTACAACAAGAAATAAAAGAAGATGACTTGATAGTTGATGTTGCAAAAAAAATTAATGAATGGTATGAGCAAATTGCCGAGAATTATTCTCAGTAAATTTTTATACCATGTGGGAGATTTGGTTAGCAAGTTTCTTTATTTTAATTGTTTTAGTTGGTTGTATCCACTTTATAGAAAATTTATGATTTGGAGTTCCGAGCTTGACAAGGATAACGTAATATGGAAAAATAAAAAATATGAATGAAATAGAAGAACAGAAAAATAAATTCAAAGAAGAATTATCTCAACATATTCTTTCTTTGTTAGATGATGAGTGGTTTCAGCAACTTTATTTTAGTGCTAGTACCGAGACTTTAGAGTTTAGCGATGCAATTCGAGACACTCTATTCAAATATGCACCTTGTTTTAATGATTCACTCAGTAAATTATTTAATTTCAAGCAGGTAGGGAACATAATCGCTCATAATATTTATCGAGGAATTATTCAAGAACTTAATGAATTATTAAATAATGGCGATATGAAGTTTGAAAATGGATCGTGGGTTTTTTCTAAAAAAACTTATACAAAAAAATTTATTTCCAAAAAGATTGTGAAAAATGTTTTGGACTCTAAATATGACAAAAAAGATGACCCAATTCATATACCTAATTTTGCTAGTGAATTTCATGAATATGATGAAGAGGATAACAATCGACGCAGAATTATTTTCACATAAATCAAAGGTGTTATGTGAATAGTTTATTTCCTAATAATAAAGAACCCGAAGTTCCGCCCGATACTTGTCCGTATATTAATTTCATTCAAGAAGTCCTTGAGCAAATAAAAAATAAAAATAAATCGCAAACATTAGACGCACAAGTACAATTAATCAATGATACATTAGAATATATCAGAGATGCAAACTCTTCACTAAGAGATTGTGGAAAATATTGGAAAAGAAAATATGATAACAAGGGGAAAAGAAAATGAATACTCAATTATTTAATTTATTAAAAACAGATGCAGAGGCTAGAAAAGCCAAAGCATTAATGACTCTTCATCTTATGGATGATAAGGCAGTTGGCATTGGAGATCATTCAACAGAGGATTTCTATAATAATGCTAAACAAGCACTTTCTGATTTAGCAACGGCAGAGGATGAATTGGAAAATTTAAATAAATATGTAAATGGCGATTATGATGTGTAACATCATTATGTGATAGAAACTTTCTCGATATTATTTTGCACTTTTATCTTCATAGCTTTAGTGGTCGAAATGATGACATAGGTTTTGATTCTGCCTATACTAGAGAATTAACTAAATATATTAAGCTATTTACCGAACAATATCGCCAAGATTTTAATGACTTAGATTCCTTAAAAGAACTTGCTAACGAATTAGGTTTTTGTGCGGAACAATTAGCATTTTGGATAGAAAGAAATAACCCCGAAAAATATGTAGAGAGTTTAAAATCTTTACTTGCTTGGCTTTTTGATAGGGTTGAAGAAAATTTTTAAAAAATTTTGGAATTTTAATTCATTTAAAAGATAATAAACATATTATGCAAAAACAATTTGAGTCAGACGATGGAACTTGCCGAAAAATGAAACTTGGCAAATCACAAATCAAATATATACAGGAAGCAGAAGAATTAAGAGATTTCTTCAATGTAATTACTACGATTAAACAGGGGGTCGATGAGAATTTAGATAGAGATTGTGATTTAGAAAAGATTATGCACTCTATTGGAGATATTTGCCCAACAGATACATTTGATGATTTTTTGGCAAAAAATGAAGATCAATTAAACGAAATAATTTCTTATGTCACAGAAGACCTTCGATGATATAAAATTTAGGGATCATCCCACTCATGAAAATTCATATATCGGGGATATTATCCTTGACAATGGATTAGAAGTTGTTTTAGAATATACAAAAATTCAAGCAAGAGATTTAAAGAATTATTTATATAAAAAAGATTTTATAGCAGGTGAACACAAATACGATGGAGATGAACTAATCTCAAAAACATATCAATTATCTGTATGGACAGAAGGTGATATTTTTGAATATAGCTCTGAGTGTTCATCTTGTACCTGTACGGAAAAAGAGATAAACGAGATTATGGAAAGAATTCAAACAGATAAAGAGGCTGTAATTAATCAAGTAAAAAAAGAGGACGAAGAAAAAGTGTTTAAAAAATTAAATATAATTTGATTTTTTTTATAAATAAATTACAATTACTTTTAACAACAAAAAAATAATCTATATATAATAAAATTATGAGCGATCAAGAAACATCAAAAGATACTAAATGGTTAGGCTGGAGAATTGGAACTCCTATCGAGAAATTGGTAGAAGAAGTATCAAAATTAAATGAAGAGGTATCTAATTTGAATAAAATTCTCATTGACCTTTCTCTTTCCATCAAGGATAAGTCAGAAAATTGAGTGAAGATTGGTATGAAGTTGTAGTTTCGGTTCAGCAAGTCGGAATTACAAAAGTAAAAGCATCTTCACAAGAAGATGCAGAAGATAAATTAGATCAATTTTCTTCTAAATATAACATACTATCTGATGAAGAAAAGTTATTGTTACCAAATCTTCCATTTGAATTTAATCAATTAATTCATTCAGAGGTCAATGTAAATAATAATTCTTTAATTAATTTAATTCCAAAGGATCATGTTTGCTCCTTAAAAAATGAGATAAAAAATTCTAATGATAATGAATTAAAGAATTTAATGTCTCGTTATGAAAATTTGTCGGAAGAAGTCGCACAAAGAGTAAAGAAGCCAAAAGAACAAGATATATCAAATCCAAAAGAATTTTTAAATATTTCTAAAAATTTTAAAAAATAAAGTTTGACATACTTTTTTATTATTGCTACAATATTAGCATGAAAACAAAAAAGTATAGATTATCAGTAACAGAAGAGATTGGTGGATACATTGTAGTTGAAGCTGAGAGCGTAGATAAAGCAGAAGAAATTGCAGAAGAATTACTTGATGAGTATGGTTGCGATAAATTGTTTTATCCCCCACCCACATACGAAGGTTTAACTAAATATCACGGCAATCAAACTCATGGAGATAGGGGAGTCTTCAGTTGCGAGGAAATTTAAAATGGGCGGAGAAGGATTATCAGTAAGTTTTAGAAGAATAAATAAAACAACTAAATCAAATGAAGAACTTCTTTCGGAGTTTAAAGTTTTAGTTTATTCTAATAAAAAAATAATGTCGCACATGAAATGGTACGGCAAAGAAAATAGTGTTGAATTATTAGAACATGGAGATACATATCAACCTTATTGGCGACAGGAAAATGTTGCCATAAAAGACACTTTTCAATTTGGAATTAGCGTCTATGAGTCTTGGCATGAAGATGCGAATTACTACGAGTGCCATAAAACAGAGGGTAGTTTTGTTTCTACTGCTAGGGATTTTGCAAAAGATAATGGTTTAATGTATTTCTCTGAAGGTTTTCCTGCTGAATGGATTGAGCAAGAAATAATTGATGGAGAAAAGAATTGGAATCGTTATAATGTAAAACCCGATGATAAAAACATTGACAAGATATGTGAGATATGGCATGATTATTGTAATTACAAAATGGAAAATTCTGACACAGAAGATAAGGTGTGGGGAGAAGTTAAGAAAAAATTAAAAAGCATAATGAATTTAGAACAAAAGAAAGATTTAAAATATGATAGTGTTGGGTGGAGAGAATGGTCGGCATGATTTGTTTAAACTCAGAAGGATTATATTTTTTAGATCAGTTAAAAAATTTGAGGGCGATAACTATGAAAGATTTAAATAAAGAAAAATTATATAATGATTGCATTGAAAATGAGCAGGTTCATGATGAACAAGGTAAATTCATCCCATATTCAACCATTATAAATGACATAGAAACGCATAAAGTTTTGTGCGAGCATTATTCAGTAACGAATGCTACGAGAAGAGAGAGTGCTTTTCAATCGCTAAAAGATTCAAATATTTCACAAGACAAATGATTTGTAATAATAATACATCAAATGAAGATTTGATTAATGAAATAGACGAATATAATTTAGGATTAGAGCAATCCGTTATTCTTCTTGAACCTAGAAAGGATTTTGATTCTTGTGTGATTGATTATGATTTAAGCGGAAGAGCTATTTATTCTACTAAAAAAATAATAGAAGTAAATATGAGTTTTGGAATGACAGAAGAAGAGGCTAGAGAGTTTTTTGAATTTAATACACTTGGAACTTTTCAAGGTATGAGCCTTGATTTGAATCCACCAATTTTTACAATGTACGATAGATGAAAACAAAGCATAATACTCGCAACTGCAATTACAGAAGATATTTGCATAAACAATTAAAGCACGGCAAAATAAGTGGTCGCTTTTATAAATTTCTCTGTAAGAACTTTCCTTACCATTTTTCCTATGAAGCTAAATCCTCTGTCAGGGCAGTTCTTGATGGTAAAAATGAATCTAAAATCATTAATTATTTAAATACTAATTGCAAAAACGATATTGAAAATAACAAGAAAATGTATAAAGCAAATATAGAGTGCGAAAAGAAAATAAGTTAATTATGCCTAATCCTAGAAAAAGAAGAAAAGTAAAAAATCCTAATTCAGTATCAAGACCTTTTCCGTTATGGTGTGATCCAAGTCACCCTGCTTCTAAATTTAAGAAAACAATAGGAAGTCGAAGTAAAGTAAAGAATCAAAATAAAAAAGAAAATTAAAAAAAATTTTAAAAAATCTTGACAGAGTTCAAGATATATGGGAAAATATTAAGTATGAAAGTAATATCAAAAGAAATAATTGGAACAACGGAATGGTCTGAAGGTAGAACTAAAAAAGAATTAGTTAAACAAACTGCTTGGTCTAGTTCAAAAGATTGGAGCGGGTTGAGCGGTCTTGAAATAAATGGTTACACTTTTAATAATTATGTAAAATGCACCGCAATTACGAGTCAAGGATTGAGTCGAAATAAATATTTTACCATTCCTATTGACAAGGTTGAGGAGTTCTGCCATAATTTAATGGAAGCTAAAGATTTTGTAGAAAGGCATAAAAATGACAAAGTATGAAGAGATAAGAAAATTAAAAAGTTTATTTGATGTTGAAAGTTCATTGGATACTCAAATATATGAATTAGCAGGATATGATTTAATTGAAGATATTGCGGAAGATATGTTTAAATTAAAAGAAGAGATGAACAAAAGATTAAATAAAAGAATTAAACAACTTGAATTAATCGGAAAGTTCGGAGTTAAACCTATTGATACTTCTCATTTAGATGATGATGCTTTTGGGGCATTTATCAGAGGTGAAATGTCTGAAGCAGATGTTATGAATTATGATGGAATGGGAAACCACAAAAGATAATAAAATGAGAGAAATTATAGGAGACGATTATCCAACTTACGAAGATTCAGTAAATATGACTTTAAGAGAGAAAGGTCATTATGTTTGCAATATACCTGCGACCGATTTTACTGATGACGAAGAGAAGATGGCAGACTTCAACAAACTAACTAAACAAGAATTTTTAGATAGTTATTCTTATCTAACAGAGCAGGAGTATGAATTAACAATGAATCAAGTAAAATTATTACAAGAAGAAAGGAATATTTCCAAAGAAAATATGGAAAAATTGTTAAAAGAAAATCTTCAACTCAAACATCGTTTGGCTTGCATTGCTGATGATCTCGAAATTATCGAGAGGCATATTTGTCGATATGATAAAGATAAATTTTTTAAAAAGCCAAGTCGCAATCCCGATGGTAGTGTTAATGCAGATGAAGCATGGCATAATGTTACTAACATAGAAATTGCTTGTGATTTA